ATGCCTTTGACCGACATCCAGTGCCGCAACGCCAAGCCTAAAGCAGACGGATCGCCGTCCAAGTTCGCAGACGGCGGCGGTCTCTTTCTCGCGGTAACGCCGGCCGGTGGCAAATACTGGCGCATGAGTTATCGCTTCGACGGAAAACAGAAGCTGCTCTCGTTGGGCGAGTATCCGGGCGTCTCGCTTGCGCAGGCGAGGGCTTTGCTCGATGCCAACAAGCGGACCTTGAAGGCCGGCAAAGACCCCGCCGAGCACAAGGTAGCCGCGATCATGGGTGGCCTAGACGGCTTCGAAACGGTTGCCCGCGAATGGCTCGAAGCACAGAAGCCGGCGTGGGTTGCCGAGCATTATCAGCGCGTGCTCGGTCGCTTCGAGAACGACGTGTTCCCGGCGATCGGAAAGATGCGCTGCCGCGACATCCAGGCTGCGAAAATCCTCGAAGTGCTGCGCGAGGTTGAGAAGCGCGGTGCGCTCGACGTGACCAAGCGCATCCGCCAGTCAATCAGCAAGGTCTTCCGCTACGCTATCGCAACGGAGCGCGCCGACCGCGATCCTGCTGCCGATCTGGTAGACGCGTTGAAGGCGCAGCCGAAGGTCAAGCACATGGCCGCGCTCGAAGCCGATCAGATCGGCGAGTTCATGACGAAGCTGCAAGCCTATGACGGTGAGCGACAGACGCGCCTGGCCATCGAACTGATCATGCACACGATGCTGCGCACCAACGAGCTTCGCTTCGGCAAGTGGAGCGAGATCAAGGATGACCACTGGTTGATCGACGCCGAGCGCATGAAGATGTCTCGCGACCACAAGGTTCCGCTGACCAGGCAGAGCAAGGCAATCCTGGCCGAACTGAAAACCATTGCTGGCGACTCTGACTGGATCGTGCCCGGCGCTGGCGGTCAGAAGCCGATCAGCCAAAACACGATGATCTTCGCGCTCTACCGCCTCGGCTACCATAGTCGCCTGACCATCCACGGCTTCCGGTCGACGGCCTCAACGGTGCTCAACGAGTCCGGTCTATGGAGCCCCGACGCGATCGAACGGCAGCTTGCTCACGTCCACGGCGACAAAGTGCGATCCGCTTACAATCGCTCAGAATATTGGGCCGATCGCGTGAAGATGATGGAGTGGTGGAGCAATTACCTGACCGAGCGCAATTCGAATGACCTGACGGCGCTGCTAGCCTAACAGGCTGCTCAGATCGTTCTCCCATCTCGGCCAAAGATTGTCGAAAGGGCGGTCCACCTTCTTGGCATATTTGAGGCAGTTGAAAGTGCCGCCCCATGAGCCGTCCCAAAGAGCGCACATCTTGTTCGCTCGGTCCACCATCCACTCGTTGCGCTTCTGCATTGCGCGGCTGCCAGGAATATCGCTGACGACGTAGACGGACGCGGCCTTGGACAGGAGCGCTTCGAGCCGTCGCCGGCTCTCGGGCGGCCACCGCGAATCGTGCCCCTTGAAAGGCACGGCCGCGATGAGCGGAATGCCGAGTTCAACAGCACCCTCCGCGAAGGCTTCGTCCCACCCGAGCGCCATGCCGCTGACCGCCTGCTCGGGCAGTTCGGCTGCCAGGTAGTTCATGGCCAGTATGCGCAGCGCCACGCGAACGTCTTCCCCGTATCCGCCGAGCTTGGGCGGCCGGTGCCCTGTCGCCGCAATGATCAAAGCCGCTCGGCGAACGTGCGGATAACCCTAAACGACTCAATGTCTGCCATGCGAACCTCGTAGCCGTTTGCCTTGCGCGTTCCCACCTTCTCGATCGTCGGCCAGTCGAGTTCGTAGATGACGACTTGGAAATCCGGCATCGGGATCACACCAAGCGTGACGGTGCCGTTCCGCGTCTCGGGCGGAATGAGGAAATACTCGCGTTCACCGACGATCGGCGTCACGTGCAAGCGGTAGTGAGCCCCACGGATGATGGCGTACAGGTTAACGTTGTTGTCTTTCGCAACCTGGTCTGTGTCTTCGGGGAAGGACGGGTGGCCACCATCCATCTGAATGAAGCCGGCCACGACATTGACAGCGCCGCCAGCGACGACGTTTCGAGTTTTGCGCTGAACCTCGCTCAACTCGGGCGAAGTGCCGGCTGCAAGCCAGCCCGCATCGACCTTCAGTATCTTAGCCAGGGCCGTCTGCGGCGCGCGGCGCGGAAGCGTCTCACCGGCAAACCATTTGCGAACAGTCTCTGCGGCGACTTCAACGCCGTGCTGAGCGAGTCTTTCGACGAACCAGCCGAGGCGGCCGTAGTTCAGGGGCGGTACATCTGGATTGCCATCGCAGGCCTGTTCCAGGCGGCGAGCAAAATCAGGGTGTGCGATATCCTTCAAGCAAATCTCCTTTTCTCAACTCTCGTACCGCCAAATCACTTTCGCCCACTGCATCTGAGTCGAGAAATGTGCACATTAAAAGTGAAAGTCAAGTGTGGAGCGTGAAATTTCTGATAATACGGTCCTGCGTTGCATCCTTAGCGTTGAGGATAGTTAACGCACGCTCGTCATACGTGCCTTCTGCGATGATCGGATATATCAAAACTTGCTCAGTCTGTCCCGGTCTCGGAAGTCGAGCGTTTGCCTGCAGCCACAACTCAAGCGAGAATGTGAGACCGTACCAGGCGGCGATGTGTCCTCCGTATTGCAGATTCGTGCCGTGCCCGATAGATGCCGGATGAGCGAGCAGCATCTTGATTTTCCGCTGATTCCATAGGGTCACAGCGTCCTTGTTCTCATTTGCGACGATCGCATGAGGGTAGCGCTTGCGGATCGCGTCCTTGTCAAACTTAAAGCTGTAGAAAACCAGAAGGTTCTCCCCCTGAGCGCTCTCAACGAGTTCTTCGAGAGCGCCCATTTTGGCGTCGTGAATGTGCACGACCGAGCGATCTTCCTTATAGAGATGACCATTAGCGAATTGCAGAAGCTTGTTCGCAAGCACGCCGTTGGACACCGCTTGAACGTCATACGGTTCACTGAAAAGTGTTTTTTCGAACTCCCGATAATCACGCATTGCGTGATCCGGCAGCCGCACCTTCATCGGAATGAAGCGCGGATCAGGGACGACCTTTTCCTGCGGGATCGTGACAAGCAGGTCGTGCAGCCGTTCGAGGATTTCCTTCTCGGCATATGACCGTGGCGTGACTGTGTGCGTACGCTGGTCCTTCTCGAACCAGCGGCGCTCGAAGTCCGACTTGTCGCGGCCGAGGCGCTGCCCCTGATCGAGCAGATATGCCTGGCCCCACAGGTCTATGAGCCCCTGCGGTGCCGGCGTGCCGGTCAGTTCAACGATGCGGCCTATCTTACGCCGCGCGGTCGTCATGATCCCGAAGCGCGTCTGCTTGCCGCCCTTGCGAACGCGGATCGTGATCTCGCCAGCCGCGTTGACGGTCTTGACCTTGGTCGCCTTCGTGCGGCCCTCGCCGCTCTTGAACCGGCTCGACTCGTCGATGACAACTGTGTCCCAGTACCAGTTCTCGACTGTGCGGATGTGCTGCGCGAGCCAGCTAAGGTTTTCGAAGTTGATGGTGGTGATTTCGGCACGGCGCTTGATGGCCGCAGCACGTTCCTCGGGCTCGCCCACGGCCACCGCATATGAAAGCGCTCGCGTGTGCTGCCATGCCCCGATCTCGTCAGGCCAGGTATTAGCCGCGACGAAGTAAGGTGCGATGACTAGGACGTGCTGCGCCTCGAACCGGCTTAGCAGGTCATAGAGCGCGTCCAGCGTGGCGCCGGTCTTGCCCGAGCCCATGGCCGAGATGACGAGCTTCGCGGAGCTACCTTTGATGATGTCGGAGATTAGCCGCTGCGTCGCTCGCATGTCGGAGCGCGGGCGGATCGACGGGCCACCATAGTGTCCGATCGACGGCGGCGGCTCGTCGGCGAGCAGGTCCGACAGGTCGAAATCGAAGTCCATACCGTGTCTAACCGCTTTTCACCATTGCCACGAAATCGCCCGCGTTGCTTGCAGGCGCTTGACGGCACGCCGGATAGAAGCCCTCGCAGTTGCAATAGCGATACGGGTCTTTCTCGCAGGGCTTGAGCGTCAGTGGTTGCTGTCCACCGGCATTCCTCGCTTCCTCCAGCTTCCTGCGCAGGTCTGAGGCTTCGGCTTCGGAGGCGTCGAGTTTCCTGGCTACGTCAAGCAACCTTTCAAGCGATCTGTCGCGCGACGCTTTAAGCTCATCCCGTTCCGCAGAGAGGCTGGTGAGGGCGGTGGCGGGAACTAGAGGCACCAGTTCGCCGTGATCGATGTTAGCCAGCCGCTCGGCTGCTTCCCTTTCGATAAAGACGCGCTTCCACCCCAAGCCCTCAATCAGCCATGCGGCGATCCCCTCTGTCGGTGCCACCGCCTGTGCAGGGGTGGCGTCCGGCAGTGGGAACAACTCAAATCCGGCACCGATCTCACCTTCATCGCCATCCTCGATGATCTTTTGCTTAAGCCATTCCGGGTCGAGATGAGGCATCGGTCAGCCCTCCAACTTTGCAAGGGTCAGGTAGCTGTCACGCCACCCTTCCCATCGCTGCTGAACGCCATCGTGCTTGTATCGGTGAGTATTTCCCCATTCTCCGTCGAAGGGTGCCAGATCGAAGGTCCGGTTATAGCGATCCTCAAAGGCTTTGATGACACTGTTGGGGACGAACGGTTCGGCAATATGCCGTTCAACCTCCATGCTGCGTGCCGCCGCCTTCACCGGCACGATGTCCATCACGTCTCGTGCATAGTCGCTATCCATCAGATCGGAGGAGGCGGCGAGGGCGGCACGGGCTACGTCTCCACAATCACAGGGCCGACTGCCGTCTTGCTCCTTCGTAACGGGTATAGCCTTTGGCGTGATGTATGAGGGATCACCATCCCACGATGGCGTGTCGATCCAATTTTCAGGATCGGCGTAAAACTTCAACGCATCCACCATCGCGAACGACTGCCCCGCAACCATGTGCTGAACCATTTCCGTTGCCTGCGCCGCAGTAAACAGATTGGTGCCGACCGGCCTATGCTTCATCGGATGAGCAGTATGCTCGTTAAAATCGGCCTTGAAGCTGATGCCGGCGTCTGGTCTGAAATCTTCCGGCAATCTCCACGCCAGAAAACGGTCTACCATCTTGTTGATTTGATCTTCGGTCATTTAACTACCCTTCGATGTTGTGGGTGAAAAGCGGATAGGCATGGTTCATACGAGCAGCATCTTGGTCTTCAGAAACTCGATGGCTTCGGCGCCTGTATAGAAGACGTGGACGGTCACGCCGACATCGGCCAAGCGCTTGAACTCTTGCTCCTGACCCTTCGACAGTTTGCCGTCGCGCGAGCGCGTCTTGCCGCGCTTCTTCATCTCGATCGGGATGATATGCCCGTAGCCGAAGAAGAAGCGATCCGGGCAGCTATGGCGGCCCTGATACTGCATCTTTCGCGCGATCCAGCCGTTGTTCTCGGCCCACGCAACCACGTCGAGTTCTTCATTGGCTTCGAGGGTGCGCGTGCTGAAGTCGAAGTCGTCGAGCACTTTCATGGCATGAACTGCGGCCGTGGCGGGGGAGGCAATTGCACCGCGCAGCGCTCATGTGGCGCTGTTGCTTGCACCTGCCGGCGTGCCAGGAAGTCCTCGGATGCTCGCCTGTTCATGAAAGCCTTGTTCTTGGCGAGCGACCAACGCGGCGACTGGTAGCCGGATCGATCCCAAATCTTCTTGATCATCTCGTCGGCGAAAGCTTCCTGCCGACGCCAGTAGGTGATGTCGCTTTGAAGCTGATCGGTGGACCAGTATTTTCTGCTGCTGCTCATGATGACCCCTTCAGTTTTGAAAGGCAGCGGCGGCAGGTCACTTGCCCAGGGGCACCAGTGCTGATGACTGCCGACATCCAGCGGCGGCCGGGTACACCGCAAAGCGACGAGGCGCCCGCCTTCCGAGCGTGAACTGCGTTCCTTTTCATGCTGCCATCGCCCACGTTGCGTAGAAGGCAATCCGATTGGCCTTCGTCAGGCGAAGCGGTTTGCGAGGTTCAACAATCGGCCCGTAGAAGCCGAGATCGGTGAGAATGCTTTCCGCCTCGGCGATGTAGCGGGCGTAGTCGATGTCTGCGGGGAACTCGTCGGGCAACCTCATGCACTCGATGGCGCCCTCGGTTTTCGGCACCTTGGCGAAGTTGCCGGTAGTCTCGTGCGGCTTCGCCTTGAAGATCGGCTCACCGTCGATGCCCCAATAATAGCGCACCGTCTTGCCGAGATATTGCCCGCGCCAGGTCGCGCCGCCCGCTGCCTTGATGACCGTGACGAACTGCTTGATGTCGCGGCAGTTTCGAATCGTCACTTCGACAGGCGTGCCATTCTTGATCTGCATCAGCGCAGCGTCCGAGCAGATCGTCGCCTGCGGGTTCTTCATCAACTGACCGCGCACCGGATCGAAGTCGTCGATGTGCTCGCTCCATGGATTGCCGAGCGGGCCTTTGCGCTTATGGCCACCGTCCTGCTTGATCGCGAAGTAGGAGTTGACCGACTGGTTGTAGATCGCCTGGTACTGACCAAATTCGAGATCGAGCGTGGTGTCGCGCTCCCACTGTTCGCAGATATCGGCAAGCAGCGACGACTTCAAACGGTCGCCGTCGACCCCCGCATAGTGCTCACGCGGGCAATAGAACATGACGCCATCGGTGTTGCCGCTGACGACCTTGATGCCCGCGCGCTCGGCGCGCTCGATCAGCATCAGCAGCGTCAACTGCCCGGTAAGCGTGACCGAGATCAGCAGGTGCGGCGCGTAGAGCACGCTATGCCGGCTCCCGAGCTTCCCGTACACGCCGTTGAGGGCGATCTTGAAGCCCTTGTCCTTGACCTTGCAGCTTTCCAGTTCGGCTTCGAGGGCCTTTTTCCGGTCGGGATCGTTGACCTTTTTCAGTTCATCCTTGATTTCCTTGGACCGCTTTTTCGCCTTCAGGCGCTCGGCCTTTATCTCGCGATAGACTTCCAGGAAGTGGGCGCCGAGAGCCTTCGGGTAGAGGCCGAGCAGCAGAATGATCGCCGGGTACTGCGATGCCACGTCAGCGTCGACTAGGACGTGGGTCTCATTGGACTTGAGAGCCCTGTTGGCCTCGGTCGAGTGGAGCCCGCCGATACCCATCTGGTAGGTCGTGTCGCCGATCGTGATGGACGTTTCCGCCAGCCACTTCGGCATGTCGACCTTGCCCTCGTCGGTGATCATGAAATCGGTTTCGCGGAGCCGATCGACGATCGCCTGCAACTCGGGCGTCTCGAACTTCATGAAGTCGGGGATCGGATAGCGGAACGTCGTGCCGGCCTTGATCGAGGCTTTTTCCGGCCGGCTGCCGCTCAATTGCTCGACGCGCGTCTTGACGATCATCTCGCCGATCTGCGCGTCCGACTTCGACATGAAGTTCTTGCCGTAGTGCGGCCCGAGCGCGCGGCGCAGTTCGAGCGGTTCGGCCAGAGCGTTCCAGAGATTGTGCGTGGCGTCGAGATCGGAATGCAGGCAGTAGTTGGCGACGATATCCATCTGCTCGTCGCTGAGCCGCATGTCTGGGTCGAACGGCAGGTCTTGCAACTGCTTGCCGTGCATCCGCCCGTTGAGCGTCTTGAGGCTGGCAATCGCGTTCGGCTGCGGCTCAATCAGATCGATGTGACGCTGCTTAAGTTCGAACGGAATGCGGATGCCGAGAAGGTCTTCAACCTCCCACCACGGCACCCTGCCCCGGATGATCCGATCGGACGCGGCCTTCAACTTCGCAGGCGTCACGTCCTCGTCGAGCGAGTACCAGATCATCGGCAAGTCGTAGGGCAGGCTATTGAAGCCCACCGACGTGTTGCGCATGAGCACGCTGCGCACATAGGCGCGGTCGTAGTCAGGCCGGCGCCGGCTGTACTCGACCCCGACGCGCTTGCCGTCTTCCTCGCGCTTGAAGCCGATGTAGAAGAAGTCGTGATAGCACTCAATGTCGGTGAAGATGGTGCTCAAACCAGCAAGCCCTCGTCGCTCGAAAGGACGCCTGCGCCGGTCAGGACCCGAAGACTTCTGTCATCGATCTCCGGCTCAACAACCTCCCACTCGTAGTTTTTGCGGGTCGGTCCCCATCCACGGCCGAAGTTGAGTATCGAGATCACGTCCTCGGTCGACAGGATGCCCGCCTCAGCAAGCCGCTCGATCATCAACCGAGTGGCAAAGACGTGCGCCATACCAACGGTATCGCCCACTGCCTCGAACAGGGCGTCGCGGAGGGACATTCCGGGGGAGTTGGAGTAGTCGTCGAGCGGCCGTTGGCGGAACTTCTGCATGGCGGTCACGCAAGCAGGTCTTCGAGCGAGTCAGCGGCAACCGGCTTCGGTGCAACGTCTCGCTTGCCGCGCAGGGCCTGCCAGTAGAAGGAGACCCACTTGGCCTGGTGGGTGGCATCGTCGAGCGCCGTGTGTGCGGTGCCTTCCAGAGTGCCTGTGTACTGCGGGCCGTTGGCAGCCAGTTCTTTGATCGTGCGGCAGTCACGCACGTTCCAGAAATCCCACGGCGCAGGCTTATCGAGAATGCGGCCGAAGGCATATTCGAGAATGGTGATGTCGAACGATGAGCCGTTACCCCACGGCTTAATTCCGGTGCCGTGCTTCCGGCAGAACTCGTGGAACTTCTCAAACACGAGTTGAGCCGAGTGGCGACCGCGCACGACCTTCTGGCGCGCTGCCTCGCCCTGGTTGAGCCACCATTTCAGCGTTGAGCCTGAAACGCGGCCGTAGCGCACTGCGTCTTCCAGGTCGATCGCCGCGTCAAAGGTCTCACCAAGGGCGCCCGTATCGGGATCAAAATAGATTGCACCGATAGCAACAACAGGCGCATTCGGAGCAGTGCCCATGGTCTCCAAGTCGATCATGCAGTGAGTGAATTTCATGAGACTTTCCCGTTAAACGTGAAAGTTGGGGCGGCCGAAACCGCCCCAAAGTTTCCGGATTCAGAAGTCGAAGTCGTCGGACTTGGGCTTGCTCGACGCGGACGAGCCGCTGTCGAAGCTGTCGTCATCCTCCATGTCGTCGAAGTCGTCGGCGTCGACATAGATGCCGCCGCCCATACGCTCGCCTTCCTGGTGAGAACGGATAGCCTCGACCGAGGCAAAGATGCCGCGCGAGCCCTTATCGGTGCCGAAGAACGACACGATCACGTCGGCGTAGCAGCCGCCGTAGAACACATCGAGAATGTCCTTTTCCTCAACCGGCCGCTTGTGACGATCGAGAAGTTTCGGACGCTTCTGGCCTGCGGACGGTCCTGACGCCGAGAATGCAAAGTTGCCTTCATAGCCGGCATAAACCTTGTTCTCCTTGTTCTTGAACTTCTCGCCCTTCTTGAAGCAGACACGCTTCGGATTATCCTCCGCGATGTCCTTGTAGGCATCGGGATTCTTCCACTCCTTTTCGCCGGCCTTCTTCATAGCGCCGATGATCTTGTCCTGGTTCGCCTTGAAGTGCGGACCCGACGCTTCGTTGATGACGTTCAGGCCGTGCTTCGGCTTCGCATTGGGATCATCGCTCGTCTTCTTCTTCTCCAGCAGAGAGTCGGTGAAGGAGAGACGCACGCGCTTCAGTTGGACGGTGCGGCCGTCAGATTTGTCTTCAATTGCCATAATTGTCGGTTTCCTGTTGCTCAGTTTTCAGTAGTTGGTTGCAGCGGTTGTCAGTCGAGATCGTCAAACTCATCCTCAATCGGGGTGAGCGCTGGTCGCACATGGTCAGCCGGAACCAATTTTGGCTTCCCCTGTGCTCGATCCACCAGCTTTTGCAGTTTCGCCCATGTCTCTGGGTGGCCCTGCTTTTTGCGTCCCGGCTTCACCAGTTTTTCGATGTCGGTGATGCCGATGATCTGTCTCGGTTTGAAGGCCTTCTCGCCGAGCGCATCGACGAGCAGCGCTTCGGCCTTCTTTCCGTCTGTGAAGTAGCGGTCGCCCAGGTCGCCGGCCACGGCCTTCGAGCCCGGATCGGGCGTGCCGTTGATCGCGGCGGCGAGGCTGTCTTCGTGCAGCTTCGCGAGCCAGGCGCGGATGTCGGGTGCGTGCTTGACGATGTGCCAGCGGCGCTCAGGCGTGATCTCGATCCCGTCGACATCTTGGTCGGTCAGCAGCCGAAGCAGCAGTTCGACGAACATTTCGAGCAGCCACTTGTTGCGCGCTGCGCAGCCGCCCACCAAGTCTTTGACCGGGCACCAGCGACAAGCCTTATGGCTCGGCTGAAACTCGACATCTCCGCTCTCGATCTTGCGGTAAACCACCTTCATTTCCTCGCCAAAGGCGAGCAGTTCGTCGAGCGTGACTTCCCAAAACTTCATGCCGCCAGCGCGCGGCTGGTCGATGTTCAGAACGATCTTGTCGACCTGCGGCCGGCCGAGGAATTCCCAAATGCCGAGCGCGTAGACACGCAACTGTTTGTTGCCCACGGCATCGACCGGAACGCCGGCACCGTATTTCAAATCGCTGATGTACAGCGTGGTCGTGAACAGCAGATCGCTCAGCCAGCCCGTGTCGCAAGTGCCGAACTGGCCCGGCAGCCACGAGGATACATCGACGCGGATTTCGACATGCGGACTGCCGGTGTGCTCGCGCACCCAATCGATACCTGGCTGCAGGTGCCCGGCCATCTCGTCGTCCACGGTGTAGGTGAAGCCATCCGCGCTGATGACGGCGCCGACGAAGTGGTGTGGATCGAGCCCGTACTTCAAGCACATCTCGCGCACTTCATGCGCCACAGTGCCCTCGGCAGACCACTCGGACGACTCGCGGTCGCGTATCTCGCCTTCCAGATGCAGACGGTCGATCAGAGCCACTGACGCAGTGCAGGTGCTCCAACGGTCGCAGCCGGAAGGCGAGAGGCGGGCGTGGGCAGTCATTTAACCGCCGCTAGATCATGACGTGCATAAATGGGCTCATCGTTGCCCGTCAGCACGAGTACGGCCATTGCTTCGCAGCAAGGCCCGCAGGCGTAGAACGTCATGACGATTTTCTCGTCGTTCTCGCGTTCCGTTTGCGCCCTGACGCGCGACTTCGGAAGGATCAGCCCTGTGCAGATGCAGCAGGGATGCTCCTTCCGTGTCACGACCATTTTGTTTCTAAAAATCGTCACCTCACTGTCACGATCTCCCTGGAAGAGTTCGTAGCAAAGGATGGCCTGATCTTTGGTGATCATGCGAACACGTCCCTCACGATTTCCCAAAGCGATGCATCAGCCAAAACCCGATGGCGCACGAAGTCGTTGTCTGGCTTCTTGCCGATCGGGCAGAACACGCGGACGGGGATCGGGCGAACCTCGCCCTTCAGCATCAGCGTCGCTGTCGGCTGGTTGACGAAGGTCTCGTGGATCATCCCGGCCGGCAGCCGGTAGCTTTCGCCGGCCGGATATACGTGAGCGTGATACGGACCCACGCGAAGCGGCTCACCAAAGGGCACGAGAATGGTGTCCTCGCCAGCGCGCGCCAGCGGCGTGTAAACATCGTGGGTGGCTCGTACTATCTCGCAAACAGGCCACGCATGGTAGGTCGCATTGCACATCGCGCCTCGCAGCACGAAGCTGTAGAAATCGAAGCGATGGTCGTGCAGTTGCGTCGCCACGTTCTGGCGCGGGATCGCCGGATGACCCCACACGTTGACCCGCTTGTTGTCGGGCAGGTCGATCTGAATGAAGCCGTTGCCGTGGACGCGGATGGCCGAGCCCTGCTTCCTGATCTCGTCGAAGGTGATCATTGGAACCACCAGTGCAACAGCGTGGCGCCGAGGATCGCAGTAGCGGCGAACGTGATAGCCGATGCGGCTACGCGATCGACCCACGCAAAGCGGTCGGGGATGTAATCCGAGCCGACCGTTGGCTTGTAGTAGCGAAGGCGATTCACGGACGGTTCTCCATGTCGCCTTCGGCCGTGAACGGGCCGTCGAACGAAACGGTCGGATCGCCCCACTTCTTGCGGGTGTCCTTGTTGAACATGCCGTGCTTGGTCATGAAGGCGTTCGGCGTCTCCTGGATGATCTTCGCAGGGAAACGCTTCTCGCCGACGATGACGATGTGCCGGTAGTTCGGGAAGATATCGGCGCTCATCAGCGTACAGCCAGGCAACCGAACTGGAACTTGAGCGCGTCGTAGCTCTGCCCGCTGCGCTCGGCCATCTTCTCGCACGCGGCCTTCTGGCGCTGCGCCTCCTTCACGATGCAGATGTCGCGCCGCATCCGCTTGCGCTGCCCACGAGTGAAGCCGTCCGAGTACACGCGCGGCTGCTTGGCCGGCACCCGGAAACCCTTACCACCGGTCATCGCAGCCAGGGCGGCCTTGCGAGCCATAAAGGCACCGCTGCCCTCGCCGAGCGGGTTGCCGAGGCGTTCGCCGATATCGCGGTTCATGATCTTCGCGAAAGGCGTCTTGCTGAAAAGGGATTTGCCGAAGAAGTTCACCGTTGTCTCTCCATGGTGTTCGAGGCACTTGGGAGACGAGCAGGAGCCGCAGTGAAACAGCCGTGCCTGAGAGCTTGGGAGGCTCTATCTCAGGGCCTGCTCGCCGCCGAAGCGCCTCCCGGCGCGCTGCCGGGAGGAACTGCGGTCAGTGGGCCGAGATCAGAGTTCCAGGTCGTCGGACTTCTTCGGTTCGGTCAGCGCACCCTTCGCCTTCAGCTTGGCGATCTGGTCCTTGAACAGGTCGATGGCGTCTTCCTTGATGTGGTCGACCGCCGTGGCATCGGCGACATCGGCCTTCTTGACCTTTTCGTGGTTGAGCAGCGCCTTGATCTTCGCCTTGCGCGCCTCGCGTTCCTCGGGCCGGTCGATCTCGACCAGGTAGCCGGCGATCAGTTCCTTGATGCCCTCGTAGGGGTTCTTGCGATCTTCGCCGCTGGTCGAAATCTGGCCCTTGCCGGCGTCGTCGCCTTTGGTCTCGGTGGTGGTCGTGGCAGCGGTGTCAGCCTTGCCCTTGGCGCCCTTGCCGCTGTTGTTGACGGCGGCGCTCACCTTGTCGATCGCGTCGTTGCGCAGGGCGAGAAGGTCTTTGGTGGCGGCGAGAAGGTCTTTCATGACTGCGGTGTTTTCCGCGATGGCAGCTTCGAGGCTCATAGTGTCTCCTGGACGTTGATTTAAAATCACGCAAAACGTGAATGCATCGTCGTTAAAACACGTTTGAAGGCACGTTTCAAGCCCGGTGTGCAAAAATTTCACGTTTAACTTGATTTTATGAAGCCGGGCGTCTAAGGTCGGGTCAAATCCAGCCAAGGGGATGCGATTTGGAACCCACCACGCATGAAGCTGCGGCAGCCAAGCCCAACCACACCGGCCGCCCGCGTAAGAATGACGACTTCAAGCTCTATGAGGGCGATCTGTACAAGGTGCTGCTCGAAAAGCTGCCCTCGAAGTACATCAAATTCGGGCGGCTCGACACCGATGCCATCCGAATCGGCACCGGCAATGCTCGCTTTACCGTCTACCGGTGGCTGAACGAGCAGAAGCTGTCGAAGAACGCCATCCGAGCGCTGCTCAAGTTGTCGGCCGAGAGCGATGAAGCCAAGAAGAAGGGCAAGTTGAAGAAGGCGGACCTTATCCCCTTCTTCGATCTCGGCGACGACCTCTGATTCCCGCAGGGGAAGGCGTAAAATGGCAAGTGCTCCCACGCTCGACGGCGTGCTCGATTCCGTCCGCCCTCTGATCGAGGCCGGCGCGTCGCTGCATTGGTTGGTCCCCTTTGAGAAGCGGCCGATCGAAAACGAATGGTCGAAGGCTCCGTTTCAGGACGAAGCCGCGCTCCGCAAGTCCTATCGTAGCAACGCCAACATCGGCATCCGGCTCGGCGAGCCGTCGAAGACCGATATTGGCTACCTGCATCTGATCGACCTGGACATCCGCAAACCGGAACTCGCCGCCGAGGCGTGGGCAAAGCTGCTCGAACTCTGGCCGGCAGCGCGGTCGTTCCCCACTGGCATCAGCGGATCAGGCGGCGAAAGCCGCCATATCTATTTTCTGACCGACAAGCCGTTCCCAAAGAAGAAGCTCGCCAAGTCCACCAACTTCACGATGGTGTGGGACGCGCAGAAGGAGCGCGAGGTTCGCAAATACGATTGGGAGATCGACCTTTACGGCACTGGCGCGCAAGCGGTGCTGCCACCTTCGATCCATCCGAATACCCGCCTGCCCTATCGTTGGGAACGGCCGCTCGAACTCGATTTCCCGATGATGATGGAGATCGGCTCGTCACAGGTCGAAGCATGGGGCGTCAGCGCCGCGTCGGCGCAGCCGGAAGACGATGAGGACGACCTTTTCGCGCTCTTGCGCGCAACGCCGATGGACCTGGCGCCCGAGAAGATCGACGAGATCATGCGCGATCTGCCGGCCGATTGGGTCGACGATCGTGACCAGTGGTTGACAGTCGGCGCCGCGCTGCATCACCAGTTCGAGGGAGCCAACGCGGGCTTCGAGCGGTGGAACGAATGGGCGAAGCAGTCGCCGAAGTTCGACGCCAAGGACTCGGCGCGCGTTTGGAAGTCCTTCAAGGGCTCAAAGAATCCCGTCCGCATGGCGACGCTGATCCAGGCGGTGCAGACGAAGAAGCTCGCTCTCGACCTCGGTCTCGACGACGATGACGACGGTTTCGATTTGCCAGCCATCATTCCCGCCGCGTCGAGCAACGACCTTTCCGACTTGCTCGGCACCGACACCAATGACCTTTCCGACCTGCTCGGCGGCTCCCCCCAACCTGCCGCGAAAGCGGACAAAAAGGATGCCGTTGACCCTGACTGGTTGAGCAAGCTGCACCGCAACGAGGAAGGCGAGATCAAGAGCACCCTTCCGAACGTCGCCCTGATCGTTGATTGCGATCCGCGCACGCGCGGCATTGTCGCCTTCAGCGAGTTCAAGCAGACGGTTGTGCTGCGTGGCACCGGTCGCAAGGCATCACGGAAGCGCGACTCAGGACACGATCCGGTCAATCTCGACGGCCGTCTGTGGGAAGTGCAGGATGAACTCAACGGAGACAGTTGGAGCGACAGCCACGACTTCGCGGTGCGCGCCCTTATCGAGAGCAAGACGCAGTTGAAGGGCTACGGGATCAAGGTCACTGACCGCGATCTCAAGGGCGGCATCGATATGGCCGCGCAGCGGCGCCGCTTCCATCCGGTCAAAGAACTGATCGAATCGGTAACATGGGACGGCACCCCGCGCGCCGAGACCCTGTTCATCGACTATCTCGGCTGCGACGACAACCCCTATTACCGCCAGGCGTCGTTGATGACCCTAGTTGGCGCTATCGCCCGCGTATATCGCCCCGGCCACAAGTTCGATTTCGTGCCGATCCTCGAAGGCGTGCAGGGCAAAGGCAAATCCACTTTCATCGAAATTCTCGGCCTGCACTGGTACAACGAACTCACTGGTGAGATCAGCGATCCGAAGCAGATGATCGAGGCCATGCAGGGCTCGTGGATACTGGAAATCGGCGAACTTTCAGCAATGCAGCGCTCGGAAGTCAACGACCTCAAGGCGTTCGTCAGCCGCACCCATGACAAGGCCCGCCTTGCCTTTGCCAAGCGCGTTCAGGAATACCCGCGCCAGTGCATCTTTATCGGCTCGACCAATGACCGCGAGTACCTGCGCGACGCGACTGGTGGTCGACGCTTCTGGCCGATCGTCTGCAACCTGGAAGGCCAAATCGATAATCCCCGGCTGCGCCGGGAAATTTTGCAGGTGTGGGCCGAGGCGCTGCAAATCTTCCGCGACATGGAGAAGCGCTACCAGGGCGCACCGTTGCCGCTATTCCTGACCGACGAGGCGGCCAAGACGGCACTCGTCATGCAAGAAAGCCGCCGCGTCGAGAGCGCGGAAGACATCCTTGCTGGCCAGATTGCGGCTTGGCTCGAACAGCCGATCGGCACCGATGAGCGATTCGACGATCTGGACGTGGACGCCCCGAAGGTCTATCGCCAGGAGACCTGCATTCGGGAGATTTGGGAGGCCATGCTAGGCCGCGACGGCGCGATTCCGCAGACCGAGAACGTGAAGATCGGCCGCGCCATGCTTCAAGTCGGCTGGCCGCGCTCTGCCGGCGTCCTGCACGGGCGGGAAATCAACAAAAAATGGGGCAATTGTCGCGTCTACACGAGACCTGAGAAATAGCCTCATTTAGATCATCATCCCTGTTCGATTTGACCCGCTTCGGCGGGTTTTTTCGTGCAAATGAGATACAGAGCATTTGTCGCGAAGATCGAACGTATCGCATCTACGAAAATGGGCTCAAATCGATTTCGTGTGGCCCATTATACACTCTATACAGGACATACACACTTTACACGGGGTTCCATACTCGTATCGTCGACCACGACTCCCACGTGTTCGGGCTTCAGCCCACTCCTTGCATCCCTATCTTATTTCAGTCTCTCTACAAACCAAGTGTATAGAGTGTATAGAGTGTATTCGGTCAACAAAATCAACGCCTTACAGCTATGCAGTCTCCTATACAGTCTCAAAGTCAAGTGTATAGCCGTTTCACCGCCGAAAAATTCATCACCAACCGGTTATCAGATAGGAATATTTGCCTCGCCACTCGTTTCGCTGCCGGGATTTTCAAATTTTGCGTGAATCGCGCTCAGCGCCTCTCGCCCATCCGGCGACCCCGCGGGAAGGACCCTGAGCGCCCAAGCCTTTGACTTCATTCGCTTTTTCGATGTCGAGCGGCAAATGCGATACGTTCAACTTGCATCGTCGACCATGATGCAACGCATTGAAACGACTAGGGAACTGCGGCCTAAGCGATCATGCGATACGCGCAACCGGGCAGGCCTGCCGCACGCAACGTGCAATTGTGCCTATCCAATCGCCTTTGATGCATGACGCGGGCAGCACGGGCGCCGGGCAGCTTGCCACGGGCAGGCCGGCTGCAGGGCTTCGCCGAGCGGCGGCTGCAGCACGGCAGCACGGCAGGGCTTCGCCGAGCGGCGGCAGCACGGGAAGGAATCCCGCGCACGCGAGGCAGCTTGACGGCGCGACCTGGCACGCTTGACAATGGGTCAGAGTTTCACCTAAAACGTGAAAGACTAACGCGGGAGACCTGAGACCATGAGCATTCATACCTGGAAGGCGCGCGATAAAGCGGCACGCATGGGTGGCTACGCTGGTAGAGATAGCGCGGCGCCGCTGTGGGAGATGTCCAAGCGCGAATTGATCGAGATCGCAACGCGACTCGGCGAGATTTGCAGCGACGAAGGCGGCGCCGATAACGGCATTGCCCGCGCTATCGAGGAACACGGCATATTGAAGCAAAACGCGATCATTTAGCCATGACGATGCAATTTGAGTTTCACGCATACCACGACGGCTTGCGGGCTGATATCACAACTGAGCGGCTGCAAAGTGATAGCGCGGCAAGGGCAAAGGCCGGCCGCATGGCGAAGCGGTGCAATGGTCCGGTTGACCTTGCCCGAGCCGGCGCCGCGCCATGGGATGAGCGCTATATCACCACGGCCAGCCCGAGCCAGTTTCACGCAAGCGGCTATCGATTGGAGCGGCTGGCGTAAAGCCGCTTGACTCGGCTGCTAGTTTCACGTTTAATGTGAAAGTCACGAAACAACGGGATTACGCAATGTCCGCTTTGATCGCTTTCGCCGCTGCCAATCCTGAGACCGCTTTTCAGCTTGTCATGCTTGCGCTTTGCGGCGTTGTCGCCCTGGCAATGGCCGTTGCTGGCTTGCTCTATCTCACGGAAGCCGAGCGGCGCCGCAACCGTTCCAACCGTCGCCGCGACAAGCGCCGCGCTGCCCGCATGGCAGCTTTCCGGCGCCGCGTGCGCTCGGCTTAACTTTCACTTCTAACGGGAGAATCACCAATGCTTGCCAAATTGCTTGCAGCCACGGTTGCCACGGGAGTCGGCAGCTTCGCCATTGCCTGCAGCCTGCCCGCTCAGCCCGAGCCGGCGCCGCGCTTCGAAATACGCGTCACGACCTATGACGGGCAGTTGTTCATCGCGGGCAGCGGCGACGATTGCCTGAGCGCATGGGAAGGCGCCCGCGTGCCGCATGGCTGGCAATCGATCGAATGTGTCGACGCCACGGCGCCGCGCTTCGCCTTTCACTTTTAACGGGAGAATCACGCTATGGATATCGAGTCCATGTTCTACCATGTCGAGTCGGCTCGGGCTGCCATGCGGGCAGGCCTGCCGATAACTGCGGCCGTTCACATGCGGCACGCGTTGCAGTGCGCCAATGCGCTCAAAAGCCCGCGCTTGCGGTCTCGAGTTTTCCGAATCCGAAACAAGCTTCGGCCGCTGGCCGAGCATCACACAAGAATTATCGCCGCTCAGATTGCGGCCTAACGGGAGTCCCTGCCATGTCAAAATACTTCCACATCATGACCGGCTTGCGCGGTTGCTACATGCCCGACAATGCCTATGTCATCCGCGTCGACACTAGGCGCGAACTAAAAGCCGCAATCGAAGATGAGGCACGGCTTTGCCGCGACTCTGGCTTTGTCGGCTGCAGCAAATCGGCCGTAGCCAGCCTGGCCGCTGCCGCGTGGCGCGAAGCACACAAGCGCAATCCTTCGATCTATCCCCACGTTGCGCCATACGGCAGCCGCGACAATCGTCATTCGGCGATTCATGTGTCTACCGCGACGCGTGCCGAATATCTGGAATTCGAGTCGGCCTAAGCCGTGGCGCCCGATCACATAGCAGAAATCGCACTAATCGAGATGTCACGGCTGCAGCGTGCGGCCATAGCTATTCAGGAGTCGACCATGAATGAAGCTCTTTTGAACGCGTTCCGGTTTCATTTCCGCAACGCCACGGCAGGCTACATCAACGCGAATTGCGCTAAAGCCGGTCCTGCCAAATGGGCGATTGCAGCCGCTCGGCAAGATGTCGCGGCAGGTAAAGCACGATATCCGCGCGGCCAATATGCGGCCGTCACCTGGCAGCCGCGCGACGACAGTTCTAGGCGCGCCGAGCGGCTTGCGTTTGTGGAAGATGTCGCGGGCGCCGGCTTGCGGTTTGTCGGCAAGGTGGAAGCTGACACGCCACGCGGCCAGATTTGGAGCGACCGCGACTCGTGCGGCTGGTATAGCGATCTCGATCAATCGGAAACGATTTATGGAGTCGTGTATCAACTGCCCGGCCGCGACGGCAAAGCGCGCTTTGTGGCAGGCTATGCCAGCGACGACGATTGCGACGGGCTGCCGACTCTCGATCTCGGCCATATCTTCGAAAGCGATTCCTGCCGTGGGGACTATTACGGCAACGTGCAAGAGCATGACGACGCGCGCGACGCTGCCCGAGCGGCCGATAGCATGGCGCAACGTGCGGCCGAGCAAGAGCGGGAATACAAGGCCGCATGGCAGGCCGGCCAGCGCTATAGCGAACTCGCAGACGAAATTGCGGCAGATAGGAAGGTAGCGCTTGAACTGCTTTCCGAGCGACGGGCAGCACGCGGCAACGGCGTCACTTTCCCTGCCATTTGCGCGACCATACGGCAACGCGTCGCCGAGATAATGCACGGGATTGCAGACGCTCGGGCAAAACGTGAAAAGCTGGCCGAAGGTGATTTTATCTCGGATTGGTTGCCGAGTTGGAATTCCAGTGACAAGCGGCTGCAGGCCGCGTTTAACGACGGCGCCGGGCAGACTATTTTTACCTGTTGACTCGCCTCGCACTTTCACGTTTAATGTGAAAGTCACGAAACGACGTGACGGCATAGCAGCAAAGGAGTCATCCCTATGAAATACGAATCCCCTTACCGTCGCGGCGATTTTGCCAACACGCGGGAAGGCCGCGTGAGGCGCGAAAACCGGCTGGCGCGTATCGCTGCCAAGCGCTCTTTTTTCCAGGGCTGACCTATGACCGCGCAATTTGATACACTAGGTTACGCTCAGGCGCTGAAAAGCGCTGGCGTGCCTGCCAAGCAGGCCGAAGCACATGCAAAGGTCGCGCGGGAATACCTAATGCCGGAACTCGCAACAAAGGCCGATATTGCCGAACTGCGGCATTTGATTGAGCGGCAAACGTTGCAGCTTACCGTGCGACTCGGCGGAATCATCGTCGTGGGCATTGGTGTTCTAGCAGCGCTCAAATTGCTGCCGTGATCTAGCGCGGCTTAACGGCCGCGCCTTTCCATCTCTCAAAATCAACCGGGCTTTGCGCCGCGCTTTTCAGCGCCACGGCCGAGCCATGTCTAAGGAATCTCACATGACCACGATTAGCGCCACTTACAGCCCGGAAGACAACAAAATCCGGCTCTATGCATCGTCAAGGCTCGACTCCGAAACCTATGAGCGAGTCAAGGCTGCCGGCTTCGCGTGGGCGCCGCGTCAGGAACTTTTCGTAGCGCCCAAATGGTCGCCGAAACGGGAAGACCTGGCGCTTGAACTTGCGGGCGAAATCGAGCCGGAAGAAATGACCCTGGCCGAGCGGGCGCAAGCCAAAGCTGAGCGACTCGACGAACTGGCGCACAAGCGTCACCGGCAGGCTAATGCCTATAATCGCGCGGCTCAAGAATTGTCCGAAGCCTTTTCGAACGGCCAGCCTATTCTAGTCGGACATCATTCCGAAGCCAAAGCCCGTAAGACGCAAGCCCGGATGCATTCGGCCATGACCAATGCAAACAAGGCTGCAAAACTGGCCAATTACTGGCTTTACCGTGCCGAAGGAGTCGAGCGGCACGCGAATTATAAGAACGATCCCCGAGTCCGTGCCGGCCGGATTAAGACGTTGCTTGCCGAGTTGCGCGACATGCAACGCGACATCAACCACGGCCATTTGTGCTTGCAGGTATGGGAAAAGATTACTCAGGATGAGGCAATCAAGGTTGCGCTCGGCCGCGCCATTAGCACGGGTTCGCTTGCGCCGTGGGATTTGTGGGGCAAGGTTGATAAAGGAGAAGTGTCGCCGCAAGAGGCGCGGCAGCAATGTATTGACGCAGCAAATCGGACCATCAAGAGCGATTATCGGCGCCGCTATATCGAGCACACGCTAAACCGGCTCAGCTATGAACGCGAATTGCTCGGCCCGGTTACTAGGTTCGAAGGCGAGTTGACTCCCGTCATCTTGCAGGCCTTTGCCCGTGAGCATGGCGCCCACAAGCCAGAAGGCCGGAAAATCGACGCTGAGACCTTCGTTATTGAAAGCTCGGCCGTGCTGCCGTTGCACTTGGCAAACGATACCGTTTTGGAGCTTTCCGGCGACGAATGGCGCGACCTGATGCAATCGGCTGGATATGAAGTGCCAGCGAAGAAAGACGGCTTGCCGCCAATCCTGAATCTCAAGTGCAAAAGCCTGCAGGCCAAGCACCGCTATCACCGGGATCAGGTCGAGACTTTCCCCGTGGTCGAGATGACCAAAGCCGAATATGGGAAAATCTATTCTGAGCAACGCGGGACTCGCCTTTCCCTTTGCGGTGAATTCCGTTTCAAGATTTGCCCGAACCCGCGTCACGACGGGCCGCGCTACATGGCCGGATGGTGTGCGGTATTCTTGACGGACTCGAAAGCTCATCCGCTGCCCGACTCGGTCGCGGCACTGGAAAGCGCGGAGTCGGTAGCGTGAACCGGCCGGCGATATATTCCAGGCCGGCGAAGCCTATGCGCATTGAAGTCAAGCGCCGCGACGACTTCGCCAAACTGGCAGCGCCGCAGATTGTCGAGCCCGTGACGGTTGACAAGTTCACGGAATGCCATGTGACGCCTAGCGACGTTGCCGCGCGCATGGTCGACTATCTCGGGCCGCAAGGGGACTATTTGACCTTAGAGCCGAGCGCGGGAACCGGGCAGCTTTCTAGGGCGCTGCTAGCTGCCGGGCATAGCAAGTTTGAGCTTGTGCAGGTCGAGCGGCACAATTCCCTAGCGTCGCGGCTGCACTCATTCGGTAGCGTTGTGAACCGCTGCTTTCTGGAATGGTCAGGGGAAGTTGCGGGCAAGGTCGAGTTTCCGCGCATAATCATGAATCCGCCTTTTAGCGACGTGCGAAAGCACGTTGCAGCGGCCGTTAGCTTGCTCGGGCGCCATGGTCACACGGAAGCGCCGACTCTTGTCGCGCTAGTTCCTATCACCTTTGAACGCGGCGACGCTGAGACGTTGGAAACGCTTCCGGCTGACACGTTCGTCACGGCCAAAGTTCACACGAAGATTATCCGAATCCGTCGCTAACCCACGATTTCACTTTTAACGGGAGTTTCACCAATGCCCGAGTTTATTCTAGAGTCTTCCGGCCGCGTCGACATGCCGGCCGCGTCGCTCAGCTTCAGCGACCTGGACGAATTCACACAAGGCTATATCGAGGCGCTCTTTTTCACTTCCGAGTGCCCGCAAGTCGCAACGGAAGAATTCAAAACGGCCGAGCATCAAGAGGCAATGCGGGAAGGCGCGGCGGATGGAGTCCTGCCGTGCGATGTCGGCTTTGCTGATCTGGCGCCCGAGACCCTGCAAGCGATCATTGCCGATTGCCGCGCCTTTCAGGAAAAGAACGCGGCCGATTTGGAAGCGGCTTATTCCCACATCCTGCAACCCGACTATGACGCGGCAGCGGCCGGCCGTGACTTTTGGTACACGCGCAACGGCCATGGAGTCGGCTTTTGGGATCGAGGACTCGGCCAAGTCGGCGACAAGCTCAGCGCCGCGTGCCGCTACCGCGAACTCAATCCCTATTTCGGCGACGACGAAAAGGTTTATCTGTCATGACCTGGCACACGTTCAACCGCGCTGAGCTTGACGCGTTCAAAGCGACCTGGCATTGCCACGGGCTGCCCGACTCGCTCAATTCCCTATCCTTCGAATTCGCCAGCAATGGCGATTTGGTCGACATCGAAGCTAAAGCCCGCAACGGCCGGCCGCTCGACTCGGCAGACTTTGACGGACCGGCCATGGTCGCGCTTGCCGAAGATGCAAAGCGGCTGGCAGCCGAGCCGATAACTCCCGTTCTATTCCGCGTTCATCGTGCGCCTAAGACACACGGCGACGACGTGACGGCCGTTTTCCCTGCCGAGCCACACGACCTAACCGGCCGCTATATGACCTGTTACGCTCATATCGGGCAGCACGGCGCGTGCGGTTGGGAATGGTATCGCCGCACGCGGCCGGCGACTCCTGCCGAGTATGCCAGTTTGAAGGCTGAGCTTGAGTCGGCGCCCTATGGCTACCGCTTGAAAGTTTGCCAGCGGATTCAGCGCGACCATCGCAAAGCCTTTGACGCGGAATTGCAGCGGCTCAGGCGCACCGCATGAGTCAGCTTCCACTCGGCAACGGCGCCGCGATTCCGTGGCGCTATCTCACGCGGCATATCGGCATTTTCGGCGCCACGGGCTCGGGCAAAACAACGACTCTCGGCGCCATTGCCGAGCGGGCGCCATGTCCGACTCTTATCCTGGACGCTAAAGGCGATTTGGCTTCGCTCGGGCAGCGGCTTCTAAGGCCTACCATGCGAGTCGACGCAATGGGCGCCGACTTGATCGCACGGGCTTTAGACCTGAGCGAAGCGCAAGCCGGCGCCTTGCAAATCGCTATGGCGTGGGCGGAAGATTCCGGCCGCGCCATTGTCACGTTGGCAGACTTGCGCGACCTGCTAAACGCGGCGCTGCAGCATGATCTAAGCGCGCGATATGGTCTCATCTCCCCTGTTAGCGTCGCGGCCGTTCAACGGGCTTTGTTGCGCCTGGAACGCGGCGCGCCATGGGCTTTCGACCTGCCGAGCCATAACCCTATCGACACAACGGGAATCACGGTTTACGCGGCAGCCGAGTTAACCGCGCTGCCCGGCCTATATGGCGCCTTTGCCGCGCATGTGTTGGAACGGCTTTATCAGGGGCTCGGCGAAATCGGCGACGTTGCCGCGCCTGGACTCCTTGTGCTGATAGATGAGGCTCATCTAATCTTTGACGGCGCCACGGCCGCAATCGTGCGGCGAATAGAGCAAATCACACGACTCATTCGATCGAAGGGAGTCGGGCTAATTTTCGTGACGCAATCCCCTAGCGATCTCCCGCATATTGTTTCCGGTCAGCTTGCGACGCGGATTCAGCACGCATTGCGCGCTTCCACTCCAATGCATCACAAGGCCTTGAAAGCGGCAGCCGAGACCATGCCGGGCAATATCAGCGCGGCAAGCATTCTCGGGCTAGCAACCGGGCAGGCAATCGTTAGCACGCCAGATTGCACGGGCAAGCCGCTACCTGGCCGCGTCGTCGCAATCCAGCGCGGCCGGCTGCCGTTGCACGCGGTTGAATTGCCAGCGCCCACGGCGCGACGGCAGCGCCCGAGAATGCCCGAGCCGAGCCGAGCGGCGCCGGCAGCGCCACGGCCGCGCCCGTGGTATTTCTGGCCGCTATTGTGTCTCGCGGCGCTATGGGGCGCCGTGCTGCTAGGCTATGTGTCGCCGCACTAGATCAAAGCCCGGTTAAGCCGGGCTTTTCTTTTGCCGCTCGGCAGGTCTCGGGCAGCTATCCCCTAATGCATTCATGCTTGATCGAGTCGGCGAAATTGCGGGCAGCCAATGCCCTATCGCCGCTGGCCGCTATCGGCTCGGCATAGGCACGGGAAACGATGCTCTCCGCGTCGCCGCTTGCCTGGCGCATGGCAACGGACTCGGCCGTTCCTAGCTGCCGCAATGCCATTGCCGCGCTAGCGATCTCGGCAAGCCGGTTACACCTGGCGAAATCGATATCATGCGGCGCGGCCGATTGCATGGCAGGTCGCGGATTCACCATGGCATTGGCAACCGCGACGGCTGCCGCGCCAATCAACGCAATTCCGATCAATCGCCGCATGTGATCTCCCCTGCCCGGTTGAAATGACGGGCAAGGGCAGGCGGCAACCTGTTATCCCTTGCCCGTCACAAGGTCGCGCGTTGCAGCGCGCAACTCCCAATCATCAAAGCCATAGCACAAGCTTTGACGGGCTTTCCGTAGCACGACCGCGCGGACAGCGCGAGTCCGTAATGTTATTACATGACTATAGGAAAATCGTCCTATTGACGGGATCGGTCGCGCGATTCCGGGCTCGATCGACCGGGCGGCCGGCGCCAGGACCACCCGGAGAAATAGGTCTCAGAGAAATAGACCGACTCGGCCCCAGAGAAAATTACACGTTATCCGTTCGTAAAATCACGTCAAACGTGATACAGAGAAAATCAGCCACGGAGAAATAGATTTGAAAGCGACCGTCACTCCAGCCGAACTGCAACGAAATTTCATCTACGATCCTCATACCGGCTTCATCTACAAACGCTTGGGCGACGGCATCTGGTCAGCGCGCGGTAAACGCTGCTTCGAAACAGACAACAAGGGCATCTATAAGCAAGGCACCTTTCGCAGGCAGAGTTTCTTTGCACACCGGGTCGTGTGGGCCATCCACTATGGTGAGTGGCCGGCTGATGGCTATGAAATCGATCACATTAACGGCGACGGGAAAGACAATCGGATCGAAAACCTGCGACTCGTTTCCCATCTCGAAAACTGCCGCAACCTCGGTCGTCGATTGCCGAAAAACCCCGAGCGTGACAGTGGCGTAAATGGTGTCTACTGGCACAAGCAGTCGAGGAAATGGATGGCCAGGATCAAGATCAACGGAAAGTGGATTTATCTCGGCACATACAGCCATCTCGACGAGGCGGTGAGGATACGCAAGGATGCCGAGAAAGCCTACGGATTCCACGCCAACCATGGGGCTCGACCGGCTAAGCAAAAAGCCGCGTAGGAGAAAATCACACAGGGCTCGTTATTTCACTTGACCGGGTGCAGATATTCACGTTAAAAGTGAAACCAGAACAGGGAGACGTTGATGCCATACAGCCGAACCGCCGAGAAACTGATGCTTGCCAAGCGGCTTCTGATGGAAGCCTACAAGGCGGCCGAGGAAGAACGGCTGCCGCTGGCCATGGTCCGGCAGATCGACTCCCTCGCAGGAAGGGCCGAGGGTCTTCAAAATCGAATCGAGCAGAGGGGGTCTAAGCGGAAATGAAAGAGATGTTGAAACTTGCCAGGGCTGCGATCGATGCCGGCCAAGATCGGTCCAGCTTCGCGCAGGAAGCCGAGGCTGCTTTCGACGAGGCCTCACAGGAATGCAAGCACGCTTGGGAGCGCAGTTGGGGTTTTGGCGCCCCGATTATCCACTGCAAGACGTGCGGGCATTGGGAATACGACTAGAATGCCCTTCAACTCGGACACGTACTACGCCAACAAGTACAGCCGCGCGGCATGGGACTATCTCGCCCAAGCTCGCGAGATCAAGCGCAGGATCGCGGCCGGTGAAAAGCTGCCGCACGCAATCGCCGCGCAGGTTGAGTCCTTCGCAAAGTTGGCTCGGAGTTGCATGCACCTGAGCATCAGTAGGAGACGGGTCGCGGCGATGGGAAAGAGGAAATGACCAACAACCTGGCCGAGAAGATGAACCGTTGCATCGCCATCATGGATGAGCGCGGCGAGGACAACGAATTCGTGCTGCGTTTCATGGATTTTCCAGAATGGACCGCCAAGAATACCGGGGTTGTTACTCCGCGCAGGCGAGTGTGGAGCGCGGAGCTTTCCAATCCCTCGCAGCATGTTTGCCTCGGTGAAATCGAAGCCGTCTACAACTTCGAAGGCAGCACGCCTGACGAGGCTGTTGACGCGCTGCTGATACATCTCGACGAGCTACGACGGGAGATGCGCTGATGGGACAGTGGGGCCAACCAATCGTCCGCGACGGCGTGACCTTTCTGCCGCATTACGACACTGGCAGCGATCCGTTCGCGCCCATCGGGCCGGCATCGAAGGTCGACAGCGTTCAGGTGACGGACATCCGCTGCCCGAAGTGTGGCATCCCGATCGAGTTCGACCAGATCGAGTATGTGACGCAGGTGGTCGACCATCCGTTGCCGCGCCGCGAGCACACGGGCGAAATCATCGTCACGCTATCCTGCCACGGCGAGACCTGGCGCGTGTCGAGCAAGCGAGGGAAGCTGCCGAATGGCTGAGAACGTACTGCCCAAGCGCGGTCCCTGTCAGCACTTGGAGATCGAGCCTGACAAGCGCGGCAGGCTGGTAATGCGCGATCGGGCTTATCGTTGCCTGTGGCCTGTCCCTGAGCTTCCTACGCTGCCGGTCAGCATTACCAGTTCGAACTTATTCAAGTGGCCTCCCTACCGTAGTTCGGTCTGGAAGGACGACTGCGCCAAGTGCCCCTGCCATGTCGAGAGAGTCAAAGCATGACTCGCAGCTTTCTGCCCAAGCCGAAACGGCCGCTCGGCGAACGCATCGAGGATGCGGAGGAACGCGGAAACCGCTACTTGGCCGACGCGAACGAGGCTGCCGAAAAAGGGCAGAGGGCCAAGGCGGAAAAGCTCTACGACAAGGGCCAGTTCTGGCTCGATCGAGCGAACAAGTTGAGAGGTTGGAATTGATGAGCGAGATCACCATCACCTACCGAGGTGTCGAGATTCGGTGCAGCAAGGAGAAATTCGCCGAGGCCAAAGCGAAGGTCGACAAGGAGTTGGACAGCGGCAAGCCGCGCTACATCGTTTGGCGAGAGGACAAGAACGAAGGATTCGTCACTCTCGATAAGCAGTTGGCCAACCATGCGCGCAAAGGCGCCGACTCGAATTGCTACTATCCCGATGGTACACTGTCCCATCTGGCGGTGTCCTTCTGCCTACTCACGGGTGACGAAATCTGCACAACAGAGGTCTCGCCGACCTACGCTGATGCTGTGGCTCCTTACGCTGCCGCAATCCGAATGATCCGCGAGGCGGTCGAAGAAATCTTCGGCCCGGCCGCCAATCTCGAAAGCGAGGAAGCCGTTTTGCTGCGCGGCCCGGAGCCGCATCATGACGCGGAAGCCATCATCGCCGCCCTGCAAAGAGTAGCTGAGCGCCGTGTCGCGCCAGAAGTCCTCGCAATGGTCGTTGCAGCCGCTGGCGGCAAGGTCGAAGTGGATCGGCACCAAAACATCCAGCGCGAGATCGTCACCTATGAGGATCACAGCAAAAACTGCATCGTCTACAAGGTGAACCAATGACTGCCTACATGCTGCAGCAGCGCGAAGGCGAGAGGACCGTGAAGCACGGTCGTCGCCGGCCGAAGACGACCACCCTCAAGAGCTATGACGTGCTCAACGCCGAGGGGAAGGTTATCGGCAGGGTGATGCATGAGATGGCGACGTTCGAGCGTAAGCCGCGCGGCCAGATGTGGGTCACGAGCCGCTGGCACTCGCCGCGCTGGTTCTATCAGCCGGCCAGCCAATGGAAGCGCAGCATCGAATACACGTCGCGCAAGCAGGCGATCGAGGCGCTGTTGTTGGACGTCGCCTCAAAGGAGGCTGTCGAATGAGCGGCGACAGGCTGACCGAGGACCAGTTGCTGCTGCTTCGCCTGGCCAGGTTTATTCCGCCCGATGGATGGATTGCGCGCTGGTTCCTGCCGAGTGAAGCGCGAGTCGCATATGCGCAGCGCGTGATTCTGTGGAGCGAAGATCGGGAGCGGATCGAGCGTTCCAAGGTTTAATTTTTTTCTTGCTCCACTTTCACGTTTAAATTGACATTCACCAAGAAACGTGTGAATTAGAGACATCAACGGAGACAGCCATGTACGGCGTCGAGATAGCAGCAGCCCTCATCATCTTCGGCGTGATTGCCATCAACGCGCTCGCCGCGCTCGCCATCTGCCAGGCCACGGAGAAGTGGGATGATTAGTCCTGCTAAGAAGATCAAATGCAAAGACTGCAACGGCGCCGGCTTCTACTTGAAGCACGAAGGCCACGGCTACTATCGCGACGGCAGTTTCGGCCACAACGAATGGGAAGACTGCCGTCCCTGCGGCGGCACTGGCGATGCCCGCGAGCGCTTGGATTTCAAACCCGAGGCGGTTGAAAATGCGTAAGCTCATCCTCGCCACCGCCTTCCTTTCGAGCCTCACCACGGCCGCCCACGGCAAGGAGATCGCCTTCCTGGTCGACGGCGACACTGGCGGCAAGACCAAACTCTACGAGGAAAAGGCGCAGGCGATCGGCCGATCCAAGGTGATCATTGACGGCCTGTGCCTGTCGGCCTGCACCATGTTCCTGCGCAAGGATTGGGCGCTTGATGTCTGCTACACGGAAAGCGCGCTGTTCGGCTTTCACAAGCCGTTCCAGTGGGACAAGGATCACGTCGTCACCGGTATCTCCGCGATCACGCAGGCTGACACTGATTGGCGCGTGATGTTCTTCGAGCAGATGCCATCTCGAGTCCAGGCCTTGCTCACCGGCAAACAGATACCCGCGCCCGCTGCCGGCGATCCGACCAGCCGCTTCGTTTACGTCAAGGCCCGCGATCTGCGCGGCGCTGTGAAGCGCTGCGAGCCCAACTGGTCCGCGAAATACGACCTGATCAATGTCGAGGATGTCTACTGATGGCGCGCATCAAGATCACGCCGAAGCCACTGCTCGATTTTGCGACCACCGTCATGGCTGACAATGGGAAGCCCGAGCCCGCTTATCACCAGGCCAATGGTTGGGTCTGCAAGGTCTGGTTCGATGAGCGCAACGCCATCGCCAATCACATCATGCGAGAAGGAATTTTCCTCCCATGACTTGCATCATCGGACTCATCGACAAGGGTCGCGTCTGGATGGGCGCGGACAGTTCCGCCAACTTCGAAGGCGACGAGATCGAGACGTGGGTCAATCCGAAGGTCTTCCCGAGCGGAGAGTACCTGATCGGCTTCACCGGCTCGTTCCGCGTCGGCCAGCAATTGCAGCACGGCAACCATTTCAAGCCGCTGCCGGCTGGCCACGACATCATGGCGCACCTGGTCACGGTGGTGATGCCCGACCTGAAGAAGGTCGTCGGCAAATCTGCGCCTGATGAAATGCTCATCGCCCACGGCGGCAGGCTGTTCAAGGTGGGTGCCGAGTATGTCGTGTCCGAGCACACCAACTATGCGGCCGTTGGCACGGGCAAGACGTGGGCTCAGGGAAATATGCATGGCGGCAGCGGAGAGCCCTCATCGCGCTTGCGGCGCGCCCTGTCAGCCGCGCAGGCGCATTGCAGCAGCGTGCGCGAGCCATTCGTTGTGCAGGTATCAACCAAGGAGACGGACCAATGATGCAAGTTCTCGAATTCTACGTGTCGGGTTTCTGGACCTGGCTCGGCATAACCATAGGCCTCGGCATGATCTGTGGTGGCGCCCGCAACGCACTGGTCTTCGGCCTGAACGTGTGGCGCTCATGATTCTTGATCGCTACTGCGCACCGCCGCCACCTGTCCCCGCGCGGCCGAAGAAGCCGCCGACCATCGATATCGAACGGGAGAACCGCAACATGCATTTCATTTTCGACTGCGACGGCGTGCTGCTCGACTGGACGCGCGGCTTCCGTCATTGGGTCTTCGCCGCCCACGGGATCAAGCCGAGCGCCAGCGGGCCGCGCTCATGGTCTCTGTTCAGTTGGCTTGGACTGCCCGAGGCGCGCTGCTTCGAACTCATCCAAGAGTTCAACGCTTCGCAGGCCTTCGGGGAACTCTACGCCCTGCCCGGCGCGAATGACTGCATCGCCAAACTCAAAGCGCGCGGCGGCTGGACAGTGAGCAAATCGATCGCGGGTGCCGGCAACGTGGCCGAATACCGGCTTGAAGCGCGCCCAAACATTCACGTTTAACGTGATTTACAAGGAAACAACTGTGAAGTCCAAACCTGAATTCCACCACCCTGGCCTGAGCGAAACCGAGTTGAAGGCCTTCGAGGGCCTGCGCGCCGCGCAGCAGCTTGCGCACGAGACCGCCACCAACGCCGGCTGGTACACCGACCGGGAAACCGGGCAGCCGATCGAGCGCAACTTCGGCGAAGTGGTCGCGCTCATGCACTCGGAACTGTCCGAGGCGCTTGAGGCCGATCGCAAGGGCAAGCGGCAGGACGACAAGCTGCCGTGGCGCAATGCCGTCGAAGTCGAACTGGCCGATTGCGTCATTCGCATCTTCGACACGGCGGCAGCGCGTGGCTACGACCTGGCCGCCGCCATTCTCGACAAGAATCGCTTCAACCGCGAGCGGGCCGACCACAAGTTGGAGAACCGGCTGCTGCAAGGCGGGAAACGCTATTGATGCGCCGCTACCTCGCCAACATCAAGCGGCTCTGGCGCGGCCGTCGCGACTTCCTGATCGCCCTGCGCCCCGTGCTCGTGGCCTACGCCTGGCACGCCTTTTGGGTCGCGCTGCTGACCTTCGTGCTGGCCGGCCACTTCGTCACCGCCGCGATCGTCTGGCTGCTGCTCTGCAACGCCGGCCGCGACGCCGCGCTCGGCTACGGCTTCATCAATCAACGCCAACTCTGAGGGAGACACGACATGAGCATCAAGCATCTCTGGATCATCGGCGCCCTGCTGCTCGCGGCCGGCTGCGCCAACCATCGCACGACCTACGGCAACCGCGACTACACCAACACGTCGTTCCAGGGTGGAGGCGTCAACCAGGATGTCTTCTTGCCGGGCAACTACGTCAACCCGCATTCCTTCTGAGGCGGCGTCGTGAGCGAGACATTTGATTTCACCGTCGCCCTGAGTCGCATGAAGACCGAAGGTGCGAGGGTCAGACGCCGCGCGTGGAAGCCAAACAAATACGTTTGGATCAAGCCGGCCACGGCCGACAGCATGTCCTACCCCGAACTCGTCTACATCGACGGCAGCGGGCGCAGGGCTCCTTGGGGCGTCACCCGCTGCGATCTTCTCGAAGATGATTGGGAGTTCGCAGCATGACCAAGAAGAAGTCGATCTCCGTTCTGCTCGAAGAAGCGAAGGCTCACATCGCAGCGATGTCACCTGAAGAACGCGAAGCCATGTGGCAGGCGCAGCGCGAGAGTTGGGTGCGCGGTGAGATGGCGATGGGCGAGTCGAGCCTCGTTCTCAAAGCCCACGGGCCGAGCGGGGAAATGCGAAACACGCATCTGCTCGACTGGCTATCGGATGGCTACACCCACTGCAGCTACGGCACGAAGGAATGGTGCGAGCGTTATCTGAACAACGCACGGGCGGTGATCATCGCGCAGGATCGCACCCTCTCCACCGCCGTGGCCTTGTGCGACTGGCACATAAACTCGGCCGTGCGGTGCAAGGACGCCTACAAGAACGGCGTGCCCATGGACATCGTGATCCAGGACTATCGGGAACTGCGCGAGAGCATCGCGGCGCTCGGCGACAAGCTGGAGCCATGGGTGCCCGAGCCGCCTTCCGGCTGGTTCTTGAAGCGCGCTGCCCACGAGCACACGCCCATCATCTTCAACGGCGACACGCACAAGCCGGTGCCCCATTCGGAAGGCCCGTGGCTCGTCGAGTTTCAACGTCTGCCTCACGGCGGCTGGCTGACCGAGGGTCGCGGCCGAACGTTCGGTGAGGCGTGGGAGCGTGCCTGCGCTGCCGTGGCGCGGAGGGCAGCGGCATGAGCGAGTACCATATGGCCATTCATCGCTGCGCTGAGCGCTATCGTGACATGCAGATCGCTGCCGGCGTACCGAGTACCGATCCGCTCTGGAAGTTCAACATGGAACTCATGTTCGGGTGCCGAGACGGCTTGCCCATCATGAAGTTGAACCGCTGGCTCGGCTACATCCAAGGGGTGCTTATCGAGCGAGGCCTGACGACTGTTCAAGCCGAGCGGGATTGGACTCGCCCACTATTCCGGCCGCTGGACTTCCCCTCGGAGGCGGCATGAACATCACCGTAACGCTCCAATGGTGGCTTCTCCCATTGGTCACGACGATCGTCCTGTTCACCTGGACCTTCGCCACGCCACCGGAGCCGTCCAGCGGCTACGGTTTCGATCTGATGCCGCTCATCCGCTTCGGCATATCGGCGATCATATCGTTGGCCGCGTGGCTCATTTGGGCCTTGCTGACGTGAGCCTACTCAGCCCGCCAAACCTTGGCCTCTTTCGCGGCAGCCTCAAAGGCCAGGCGCGCCTCGTCTACTGTGTGCTTGCCCTCCATGACCCCATAGCAGATCGGATAGGCCGCCTTCAGCATCGGTCCTTTGCGCGGCCAGGTCTGCATCTGCTCGATCGCCGTCTCAACCGATTTCACACCAAGCGTGTGGCCGGTCGCCAATTCCTTCACGCATACGGCCGGCCAGAACCAAAGCATCCCTAATATTTGCGCCGGCCGTTGCGGCTGGCAAGACCATGAGGAAAAGTTGCCTAAAACTCCACGATCGGCGCGACGCAAAGAGCAGGATCGCGCATACCGCAAGACACACGCTGATGAGCGGCGAGAGTACAATAGGCAATATTGCAACGACAACCGTGAGCATGTGCGTCAATACATGAAAGATTACAAAAAGAACAATGTCGAAAAGCTCCGTGCGTATGCCCGAGAATACTCACGCCGCAAAAGAGCCGCGACTGATCCCGCCGAACTAAAAGCGGCGAAACGGAAGCATTATCTCGCAGGCGGATGGTTGACATCGGTTCTGAACGCAGCCCGGCACCGCGCCGCTGCGGCCGGCCTTGAGTTCACCATCACCAAAGCAGACGTGGTTGTGCCCGAGCGATGTCCGGTGTTCGGGACACTTCTTTGTGTCGGCGCCAATAGCAACGACAGCCCTAGTCTCGACAGAGTCGACAACACAAAAGGCTACATACCGTCCAACGTCCGCGTAATCAGCAAGCGGGCCAATAGGATGAAAGGTGATGCCTCACTCGAAGACCTGCAGAAACTGATCCAGTACATCAAAGGTGAAATATGAGCGAGAAGAACGGCAATCCAAAAGATTCTATCGGAGCCCGCAAGTGGCGCCAGTACGCTACCGTCCCCGCCACAGTGGCTGTCGAAGTCGGAGTCGCCATGCTGGAAGGTGCCGCGAAATACGGCAGGCACAACTACCGCGTGGCTGGCGTCCGCGCCTCGGTCTACGTGGACGCGGCGAAGGGGCATATCGACTCGTGGTGGGAAGGCGAGGACTACGATCCCGACGTGCCCGGCCAGCGCCTGTCGCACATCACCAAGGCAATCGCCAGCCTGGTCGTTCTCCGCGACGCGATGATCCAGAACATGCTGACCGACGATCGGCCACCGAAAGCGAATCTCGACAAGGTGCGCGCCGACATGCAGGTCACAGTTGAGGCGATTCTGGACAAATACCCCGAGCCCAAGGCCGCATTCACCGAACTCAACAGGTTCGACAACGTGGAGAACTTTGGCGATGGGCTCTCACTGAGCGACGCTCGGAAGATCGTGGCAGCATCAAAGTCCAGCCTCGAAGCTGGTAGGAATCTGCGCTGATGCGCCCGCGTCCCTTCAAAGACCTTGCCCGCCGCTTCCTGATCCGCCGCTACGGCATATCGGTGAACTGGAACTGCACCTATCGAGAGATCGCGCAAGTCACCGGCATACCGGAAGCTCGCGTCTCCCGCATCTGCCGGCAGCACGGCTACCCCGTCGAGCACGACAACCAGCGGCCGGTCCCCTACATGCCGGTTGACAAATTTTTCGCTCTGCCGAACTCGGTCGCTCGCAATTTGTATTGACGTGCGTAATTTCACGTTTATAGTGACTTTCACTTAGGAGGCACCACCGCATGGCATACCCCAAGAACAGCGACGATGACGATCTGACCGACACGAGCCAGACCGTCGCTGCCGGCCAGCTTCGCGCGATCATCGAGCGCATCGAGCGGCTTGAGGAAGAAAAGAAGACGATCGCCGATGACATCAAGGACATCTACGCCGAGGCCAAGGGCACCGGCTTCGACACCAAGGCGATCCGCACAATCATTCGCGAGCGCAAGAAGGACCAGGCCGAGCGGCAGGAGTTCGAGTCTATTCTCGATCTCTACAAAGCCGCGCTCGGCATGATCTGAGCGCCACCCACCGCCATCCCAACATCTCGGAGACACCATGAAACTCGGCGAACTGCGCGCGGCCATCCGCAAGACCAAGGGCAATCCTTGGTTCGACTGCTACCCCTTCCCCGGCACCGACAAGACGTTCCGCTTCTACCTGCAGAAGACGCCACTGCTCGAAGAACTGGAAAAGGCCTATCCGGGCGGCAAGGGCGCTGAGACGCAACTGAGCTTTGACGCGGAGACCGGCCAACTCAAGCCCGAGAAGCATGACTTCCAGGGCATCAGCAAGGACAACCCGGCAATCAAGACGCCGGCACCGCCGCATGAGGACGGCCCCGCCCCGAAGAACGATGACGATCTGCTGCTCGACGACGAGCCCGCAGCCGCGCCTGCCAAACCTACCGACGATCTCAGCGACCTTCTGGTGTGACCATGGACGACGCGGAACTCGGCCTGCGACTGGTCAAGGCGCTGCGTGCCGCCACGGCTTCTAGGTTGCCCAACGGCAATCCGATCAAGGGCAAGCTGATGAGCCTTGCCCTGAACATCACGCCCGAGGATTGGCAGGTCATCGGCCAGTTCTGGTTTACGCATCACTGCAACGTCCAGTGCAGCAAAGACCCCGCTACCGCGCTGCTGACGGTGCTCGAAGCACCGCCAAACCTGACCGATCCCTATGACCCAAAGCAGCGGCTGCTGATGGCTAAGCCGGTGCTGCGGGAGCACGTCGAGTTCGTCACCGGGAAGCGTGAGCCCGAACCGTCACCGGCGCCGCAGCCGGCGCTGGCTAACTATCCGACAGCGCAGGAAGACGATGTGCTCGACCTGAGCGAACTGCTCGTGTGATGCAACGCTACTCCTACGAGTGGGTAGACCCCGACAGCGGCGAGGAACATTTCAGCGATGAACTCTGTGCCATCTACGATGCGAAGCGCGGCCTTGAATTTCCCATTGCTTGGGCATGGGACCGGGACGGCGCCGAACTCATCGTTGATGCGCTGAACCAGGCTCACGAGATGACAGGCAGGGCCGCCACGCTGGTTGCGCTGGCGGTCCATCGAGACAAGTACGATCTGAGCGATTTGCTCGGCTGACGTTTCACTTTTTACGGGACAATCACGAAACATGGGCGGCGCAGTCACACTTCATGCCGGCGACAATCGCCTGAGCCTGCGCCGGCTCATCGACCAGGGCGTGCGCGTCCATTCGGTCGTGAGCGATCCGCCCTATGCGCTCACCAGTATCACCAAGCGCTTCGGCAAGGCCGGCGCGGCTGCGGCTCGCACGCAGGGCAACGACGGCAGCTTCGCGCGCCTGTCGAAGGGCTTCATGCAAAAAACTTGGGACGCCACAGGCATCGAGCGCGATCCTGAGTTCTGGCGCCTGGTCTATGACATCCTTCTGCCAGGCGGCTACGTCTTCGCCTTCTCTGGCGCCCGCTCTGGCCACTGGCAGGCCTGTGCCATGGAGACGGCCGGCTTCATCATGCACCCGATGCATGGATGGGTGTACGGTCAGGGCTGGCCGAAGCCCACCTACATCAAGGGCCTGCCCGAGTGGGAAGGATGGGGCTACGGCACGCAGTCGCAGAAGCCAGCGCTCGAACCTATCTACCTCGGCCAGAAGCCCTTCAGCGAGAAGACCGGGCCGGCGAACGTCCTGAAACACGGCGTCGGCGCATTCAACATCGGCGGCTGCACAGTCGACGACGGGGAGAACGGTCGTAGGCCGGCCAATCTGATCCTGGACGGATCGTCCGAGGTGATCGACCTGTTCCCGTACACGCGCAGCGGCGCGCCGGGCGTCATGCGGAAGGGCACGAACGACGGTGCAACCTACGGCGCCGAGAGCCGCGCTCCTGGCACGCCTATGACCGGCTACGGCGATGAGGGCTCGGCCGCTCGCTTCTTCCACCAGTTCCCGCTTACCGAGGCCGACTACCGGTGGGCAATCGACGCAGGGCTCATCGGAACCGATCTCGGCGATGCGACTATCTACAATGCCAAAGCGAGCAAACAGGATCGTTTAGGCAGCAAGCACCCAACCGTTAAGCCAGTGGCCTTGTTGCAGTATCTCATCCGCCACATCACACCACCTGGCGGCGTCGTCCTCGATATGTTTGCCGGAAGCGGCACCACCGCAGAAGCCGCGCGGCGCGAGGGTTTCGACTGCATTCTGATGGAAGCCGAGCCCGAATATCTCGACTTCCTGTGTTCACGCTTCGTTCTCAACCCGGAATATGCTATAGGAATAGATGCCTACAGCACGGTTAACGGAGCGAGAATCAATTCTACTGTATCAAAATTAGACATAACTAATGTAGCGAATAAAGAGTTGTGTCTACTTGACATCCTGGGTGATCTGGCGGCTGTAGAAAAGCGCGAGGTTCAAGTCCCCGGTACGTTTAGATCGTACTCAGGCTACGATCTGACGGAGTTGTTGTCGTAAATGCCTGCGTCTCAGGGAAAGGTCGAAATGCCGAAGCTTGCTAAACTATCTTTTACTGGAGTGGATTCCAGTGGTGAATACCCTAAGGTTGTACCGTGGCAACCTAAGCGTTCAGGGGACTACTCGCAGGATTGCGCGGCTGGCCGCGCCTACTATGCCGAGCTTCTTGACCTGATGCGGCAAGAGAACAACCCGACGTTCCTATGCCGCGTTTTGAGCGCGCAAGTAAAGGGCGGTGTGTGGGATGCAGTCGAGATCGGCTTCACCCAAGCTATGGCCGAACGCCTGGTGGCCTAGTGCATGGCCGTTCGAGGGGGACGCACACGCGGCTCATCGAGAGTGGAACGCTCGGTGAGCCTTTTCTTTTGCCAGTCTTAGAAGAATTCTGTGAACCTCGCCCGCTGGCCTAGCTGCGGATGATAGAGGAAGCATTCGACCGCCTGGCGATTCACATACCCGTTTCTATCATGCCAGCTATCCGGCGCCGATGGTGATCGGACGTATTCGATGTTGACGTGCTCACCCTCAAATTGGGGCTTGCCGCTGATGAGCGCCGTCATGCCGTTGTGATCCTTCTCACGAAGGAAGGGCAGTTCACCGCGCGTCTTGCGATCTTTGTGATGCACGTGATGGAGCAGCCAGTAGAGGTTTTTGCATCGCGAGATGTAGTCGCGCGCCTCCTGGACCATCAGACCGTAAAGCTTTTCCTCCTTCGCGCCATCACCGTGGCTAAGGCCGAGCAAATTAGACTCGTAGCAATAGTACTTCCGGTGACGTTCGCTGAGATTGTAGTCACTCGCGCGGATGCGCGCGTTGACCTGGTTCCGGTACGGCGCGGCGATCGTCTGCGACAATGCCCATCCCATTAGCCAGTCATGATTCGACATGCAGTGCAGCAGATCGACGTTGGCGATCTTAGCTGCCTCGCCGATCGCCTCGTTGTAGGCCACGGCTGCGTCCATGAAGCCTTGGAAGATCGTCCCATCACTGTCCTGGAAGGTGCCGCTGGTCGTAGTCGAACGCGGCCCGTCCACATGGAGAGCATCGTTGCCGAGGACGAACAGCACCTGGCCGATACCCATGGGCTCTGCCATGCGCAGGAGCGACTTGGTGCCTTCGACGACGCGGTGACGGGCGACCTCGCGATTGTACTCAAAGCCGGTCTCCGTGCGCACCGCGAGCTTGAGGAAATGAACGTCGGCCAGGTCTATAACCAGTAGATGCTCATTGTCCGCTCGCGGCCGGGGCGGCAGCGCCAACGGCTTGGCAACCGACATGCCCTCGATCGCCTCGCGCACCATGTCGGCAACAGATACGTTCTGGCCGGTGCGGGGGTTTTTCACGAACAGCGAATAGCCGCTGCCGGTATCGTCCTTCACGATCTTCCAGAAGTGGGAGAGATTGCGCGGGTCTTCGATGCCGCCAGCCTGTGCAGCTTCCAAAATTGCCGCGTCGTCGACTGTCTGCTCGCGGGCCGACTCGGCGCCGAGCATTCCACGCTCTCGGGCGCGCAGCAGCCGGTTCTTGTAGGTCTTGAGATCGAGCCCGAGCGCGTTTGCCGCGTCAACTGCTGATCCGTGGAGAAGCATGGCTTCGGCAGCAGCCTTGGCCAATTCATCGGACAATCGTGGTGTTGGCATCAGTGGCCCTTGATGTTCGCCCAAATGAGCCCGAGAACGGCCAGGGTGATCATGCCCACGGCCGCCATGAGGCTTTGGCGCTGGATTGCATCGGCGCCGGTTCGCGTCTTGCGGACAAACCGCATGTCGGCCTGCGCTTCGAGCGGGTCGTCAGGATCGAGACCGAGCGTCAGGAAGGTCTCCTTGACCGCTTCCTGTGCCGCGCGGCGCGCGATCTCGTGGATTTCAGCGTCGGTCACGGCTTCGGCTCCCTGGCGTCGTAGTTTTTGGCGTACCAGGAGGCACACCAGAGGATTTGGTCGTTGGCTGCGCCGAGGGCGATGTCGCCCTTCTCATTCGCCACGTCGAGACGATCGTTGAGCTTCACGCCGCTGCGGTGAGTCTGCTTGCAGTAGTCGGGGTAGACCGGCATCCGGCGAGCTTCCTGGACGCGCTTCTCGGCCACCGCGAGCGCGGTTTCAGCGGCCTCGGCACGTGCCTTGTCGGAGTAGGCCTGTTCGAGCCGGAACTTATTTGTTGCGCATCCGGTTAAACAGAAACTCGTCAACACGGCAGCCGTCAGGAAGCGCCCTCGCTTCGATCTGAACCAGGTCATCTTTTCTCTTTCGATTATCGAGGCGGGATAGGTTGGACTGCTTTTCCAGGTCTTCGCGCGCCTGGCGGTCGATCTCGGCAAGCCGGTTGGTCTCGTCGACCTTCGCCTCGGCCCACTGGCGGATGCGCCGTTCCTCGGTGAGCTTGGCGTTCAGTGCCTCGAGCTCGGCGCCGGCAACGAGCTTGGTGACGGCCTGGTTCACGGCCGTGCGGATCGCGGAAGCCTTGTCGAAGTAGAGCCAGGTGCCGGCGATCAAGAACGCCCACACGGGAAGCGTGATGCCGAAAGAAAGAACTGGCCACACCCATTTGCGCAACCAGGCGATGGCAATGGCGGCGGTCATGGGAGATAACTCCACCAGATGGCGCCAAGGCCGGCGACGATCAGTGCGAAGATCACACAGGCCTCAGCCGCGTAGTCTTCGATGATGGCGGTCCAGAGTTCGTTCCAGCCCATCAGCAATCCCTCAGCACGCCGTGATGAAGGAAGCCGTGGAAACCGGGCACGGCTATCGACCCGGCGCCGGCAGCGCACGTCTTGCCATTCTTATCGACATGGACGGTCTCGCCGATGGTGCCATGGCGCACCCAACAGCGGTGCTCTTTGTCGTCAGGCAGGGTGCAGTTGCTCGCCTGCGAATCGATGTGCCACCAGGTGTATCCCCGATTGCCTTCCCGAGGGATGATGCACACTACCGACAAGCCGTCAGGCCCTTTCGGTCCACGGTCATCCACGAACAGTGCGCCGATCGGCAACTGTGAGGTTTCCGCACCGGTATCGCGATTGCGATAAATGCGCTTCGAAACGCCATCCTCGAACGGCGCGTTTCGACCGGTGTCTTCCCACCAGGTGCAGCGGTACTCAGCCATCAGTTCAGCCCCGAGATACAAAGCTCGGCCTCCCCGATGCGGTGGGCGTCGCCCATCTTGCGGCGCTTATCCAAGCCTTCAAGAACGATGCCACCGGCTCGATTGAAGGCGGTCTGCGCGATGCAGGCTTCTTTGTACTGTCGCTTGCCGACGAACTCGGCCGCCTTGGACTTCTTCTGCCGCGCGACCCCGTAATTGTATGCGCCCGAGGTCATCGCGGCCTGAAGCGAGATGGGCGCCTCGGCAAAGCCGGGCACGCCATCGACCAGCGGCAGATAGTAGTCGTAGAGCACTCGCTGGATCAGCTTGTCCCGACACTGCTCTGGCGTGAACTTCATGCCCTTCTTGACGCCGAGCGTATCGCCGTAGCAGACGGTCCAGACCGGAACCTTCGGCAGTCGATCGAGATACGCGGTCGTGCGCAATCCTTCCCACGGGCCGATAAGCTGCTCGACGGCCAGCTTGACGGCGGGCGGGATGTAACCCTTGTCGATCGCCCGGTGGATTTCCATGGCCGGGGTGACGACCATCTGGTGAACCGCAGGCGCCGGCACGGTCGCGTGCTGCTGTGCGACGTAGGCGCTGTAGCCGCTGGCGCCTGCGAAGACGATCGCCGCAGCGACGGCGTTACGACCGCGCAGCGTCGCCTTGATCTTGCTTATCGGTAACGGCATCGGGTGCTCCCGAGAGTTGGTTCGAAATGACGAAGCGCGCCGGCAGCGCCAGGCCCGAGAACAGGCCGGCGAGGATGGCGAACAGGACGGGTGGGATCGGCACGTAGCCGGCCAGGAACGGCCAGGCGCTGTCGAGCATGAGGACGACAAGGCAGAGGAAGGCGAGCGCGTTGAAGTGGAAGCTGCGCGAGTGCTTGGCGACCTTGACGACGTTCGGCACCAGGAACGGGCGGATGAGGTTCATCATGCGCGGCCGTCCTTGATCGAGTGCCACTTGGCCAATTGCAGCGCGCAGTGGTTGGGTTCGATCAGACGCGATACGATGCGGCAGAAAAGGCATTGGGTGCCGCGCTTCTCGGCGACGCGGGCGCACAGGGTCTGGTCTCCGCGTCCACCGCAGAGCCGGTTCAAGAGTCCTGAAAGCCGATAGAAAGTCACGGGGCGCCCGCCACGGTTAGGTGGAAGGCCTATCTATCGCACGTCTAAACGTGATTATCAAGTTAAACGTGATTTTGATTGATGCAGTCGACAATTGCTCGCGCGCAGAATACAGAAGCGAAATTCCAACCGACAAAAAAAGGGCACAATGAACAGAGCAGAAAAGCGATGGACCGACGCGCAGGAGCGATTTGAAAGCGAAGAAGAACCGCTAATCGCTGCCGCCGATCCCATTATGTCAGCCTTATATGAGGTGCGTCTAATATTATGGCTCTGCTTCGCTGTCCTCTGCATCATCGCCTGGCGCGTTTGGTGATTCAGAAGGTCAGGAACATCCCACCTGTATTGCCGGGGGTATATGTCACAATGATAATGCCCTGCGCGCCAGCGCCCGAGCCGTTGTCCTGACTACCCGCGACGCCCCCGCCACCACCACCGTACAGCCCACCTGCTCCCGGCGCGCCACCAGTTGATGCGTCAAAGCCGGCCGACCCGCCGCCTGAACCGGCCGTGCCACCGGCCGTAGCCGTATATTCGGCACCTGCCCCACCATTGGCAGTCGTGTTAGCGGTCGCCCCGGCTCCACCGAGACCATTGTCACCAGCCCCACCGGCGCTGAACGTACCGGCCGTGGTGAGATTCCCGGCGCTGATACCGTTTCCAGAGGCACCGCCTGCGCCGCCGCCGCCCGTGCAGGTTCGCCCGTTGCCAGGTGCCGAAGTGACTGAGCCGCCTGCGCCGCCAGAGCTTTTTGTGCTTCCAATCCCGCTTGCCGCTGCACCGCCAGCGCCGCCCGACTGCGTAGAATTGGTGAGGGTTCCAGCGCCTGCGCCGCCACCTTTTGCGCCAACACTGCTGGCCGCGAGGGAGGCACCGTTGAACCAGGTATCTCCACCAGCGTTGCCGGCTGACACGCCCGTGACCGAGGCACCACCTGCGCCGATTTGATACTGGATCGCACCCGAGAGAGCCAGGTTCGACACGGACGAAAACGCGCCGCCGCCGCCGCCAGTTCCGATCTTGGCAGCGGAGGTGCCTACGAACGCCGAGCCGCCCGAGCCACCGCCTCCGATAGCTGCAACGCTGTTGTCGCTGTTGTTCCAATCTGCCGGGGTGTTGAAACTGGTCCCCGAGGTCAGGAAAACGACAGTAGCTACCATAGGATGGTCCTCAAAGGCTGAGCGAGTTTGTGCGCGAGTACGCGCATCGCAATTCCAGAATCAGGGACCTTGCGATCTCCCGTCGTCACGAGGACATTTTCGTCTGTGATCAGAAGGTTCTCACCAGGCGCAACATGGGCGGGAAAGGTGTGCCTCTCACCATGCACGTATCGAAGGATGGCGGGCGTGCCATCGCCCTCCAGCTTGAACACGATGCCGATTCCTATTGGGCTCATATGTTGCCAACCTTCGCGACGACATCCCATTTCGAGTCGGCCGCGTTGTAGACGAAGCCGAGGTACATCGTTTTGCCGGCAACAGTTGCTGTCGGAAGCTGAACGTCGGTGCCGGCCCGATAGATCGCGTTCCAGGCGAGCGCCTGAGATGCGCCGTTGTCCTTGATGCGAATCGTCAGGCGCTGACCATCGGTCGGCGTTCCCGAAGGTGCTGCAAACGTTCCGCCAACCGCGAGCGCGGTGACATTGTACTGATCGTTGCTGTCGCCCACGGGGGTTACGGAGGCAGCACTGGCGACCGTCCCGATGCGCGGTGTAACGCGCTTGTTCGTCAGCGTAGCAACAGCAGAGTTCTTGGTCGCGTCAGACGTGTTGTCGACGTTACCAAGCCCTACGTCGCCCTTGACGAGTGACAGCAACGTCTTCATCGCCGCGTAGTTGGCAGCCTGAATGAACGAACGCCCGTTGGCCGACGCATCGGTGATGTCGGCTGCCGCAATCGCAAGCGCAGTTTTAAGAGCCGCCGCCGTAATGGCGCCCGTAAGACCTGCCACGGACAGCACCGCGTCCGTAGGTGTCAGAAGCTCCTTCCAGTCGGCCAGAGTCGATGGCGAGTTGGTTTGAAGGACAAAGGACTTGTTGAGGTCCGTTCGAATGCAGATGTCGCCCTTTTGCGCGGTGAGCGCGAGCATCGCGGCCTGGGTCGAGACAACGAACGTATCCGTTATCGCCACGGCCGGCAGGACCGACGTATCCAGCAAGCCGCCAGCATCGAGCACCGGAACTTGGCCAGCGGCCGTGCCGGTGTCCTTGCTCGCGGCCGTGCCGAGCGTCGGCTTGCCGGTGAGATCGCTGTACGCGCCTGTGGACGCGACCGTCGACAGCGTGGGCTTACCGCTCAGATCGGCATAGGCGCCCGTCGTCGCAACAGTGGCAATGTCCTCCGCGAGCTTGGCGCTGTCGGCAAGGTCTTTGACCCGCTGACGGATGTCGGCCGGCGAAATGTCGCCGGTCGTATTATCGGGAAGATAGGTATCGGCGTCGCTGTTAAGCTGAGCCCTGGTGCGTGCAGTCATGGTTGATTAGTCCTGCGAGATGTCGAGTTCGCCGATCGGGAAGTCCAGCGTGTCGCCATTGTTGATGGCGATCGGAATGATGTCGTCCCAGGACAGCAGATTGCCGCCCGTTGCCGCGTCGAAGATGCCGACGTGGGTAATGGTGCCGAAGTTGCCGCCGACTGCCGTGAAGCTCACCACGCCCGTGTTCGAGACGACGCCACCTGAGGCAGCCGTGGCCATGGGAATGGCTTGCCGCGCGTAGCCGTTGCCCGCAACCTCGGTGCCGCCACCGGCATCCGTGGGCGCTGCGGTGTAGAGCGCCAGGTAGACCGCTGCGGGCGGCGTGAATGCCTGGCCACGGAAGAAGACATCCAGAATTTTGTTTTCGAGGTAGTCAGAAAATCCAGCCATCGTTTCGATCCTTGGGAGTGATTAGCGGAAGCCGGCATCGAAGCCGGCATCGAAGCCGCGTGCGGCTATCGCGCGCAGCGAACCGACGCCGGCAAACGCTGCCGAACGCCTGATCGTCTTGGTGTAGTTGGCCGACGTGGCGCCCGAGCCGGTGAAGGTGACTGACGAGATGCGCCTGACGGTGTAGCCGGCAGCCATGCCACCAGCACCCATGAACAAGGCGCTGCTCGATAGGCGCTCACGCTTCGACGCGGCGGCCATCATGCTGCCGGCGCCCACGAAGCTGGCCGTCGTGAAGAAGCGCGTGATCAGCTTCGCCATAAGCTCGTAGGCTTGCAGCGATTCGTTGCCGTCCTTCTCGGCGACAACCGAGATCAGGACGCGTTTCTGCCCTGCCACGTCGGTCAGCGGAATGACCTTCGAAGTGCCAGTGAGCCCCGCGTAGGTTTGCAGCGGCGTGCCGTCGAGCATCGACACAACGACCTTGGAGGTTTGCCCCGCCTCCCCTGCCACGTCGGCATCGGTCCACTTCATCGCCTGCGTGGACTCGAGTATGCGGTTGCGGTTCGCCCACGTGACGGTGAGTTCGGTTGCCTCGTTCGCGTCCACGTCGCCGAAGCCAACGCCGTTGACCTTCACGTCGGCCGGTCGGTTGGGCAGGTAAGGGCGCTCGCTCAGCGTCACGTTGACCTGCGGCGCGCTTGCCAGTGGGAGCACGCCGCCTGTGGTCCGCGTCAAAATCCAATAGGGCGTATCTTCGAAGGCCGAGCGGATGGTCGGGTCAACCACCAAGGTCGACGGCGGGATCACGAAGGCGCGGGTGCCGATCGGCCAGGCGCGCGGGATCGTGTCGAGCATACCGCGATTGAGATGGAAGCCATCTTCGTCCACGGCCTGCACCGTGGCGATCTCGGTGTACTCATCCGGGCCGGTGCCGATTAGAACGAAGTCGCCGGACACTGGCTCGGAACCGCGCAGGCCGGGCAGCGTCGAGACCGTGGTCTGCGCTTCGGCGACGAGCGGCGTTAGGAAGGCCCATGTGCCGCGATATGCGCTTGTGCCGAGGACCGATTGCGAGGGCGTGCCGTTCACATCGGTGACGTTCGACACTAGGTCGTAGTTCACGTCGTCGTCGCTGTCAGCGCCTACGGTCACGGCGCTGAGCACTTCGGGGTAGACCAGTTCGGACGGATCGGTGAGTTGGAGCGCTGCGGCCGTCATGAACGCCGGCGCGGTGCCCAACTGGTAATAGGTTGCCGGCGTGGGTGGCTGCGACGGGTTCTGCCACTGCGAGCCGCCCGGCGTCAGGTAGCTCGCCTGGTCGAGACCGAAGATGTCCTCGTAGAGCGACAGTTCGACGGTGTGATCCGTGAGGTTCACTTCCGAGACGCGGAAGATGATCTGATCAATGTTCCGCTCGGGCCAGGAGAGCTTGACCACGTTGCTGGCGGTGGTTTTCCAGAACTCCCGCGTCACCGTCGCTTGCAAGGTGGCGATCGGGGCCACCATCATGGCCAGGTCGCGGTCAGCCAGTTTGATGGCCAGTGCCTCATGCGACACGCCATAGTAGTTCTGCGAGGTAGAAACGATGCCGCCCTGAGCCGCGATGCCGGCCAGGTCTTGTGAGGTTACAGTCGCTTCCTTGCCGGTCTCGGCATTGGTGTAGGTGACGACGACTTCGTTCGAGATTTCGCCCCACGTCTTGCGCTTGAAGGACGACAGCTTGGCGTTGCTCGGATTGATCTCGGGCAGCACGTCGAAATCATAGTCGGCGCGCAGCAGCTTCATCGTGTGCTTGCCGGTCGACGGATTGACGAACACAGCCGATTGAATGTGCGTGCTGATCTCGCCGATGAACTTTCCGACTTCGGTCTGCCGCATCCACAACATGGTCAGGCCAAAGCCTTCATCGTAGAGCGTCTGCGCGGAAGCTTCGAACGAAGCCTTGTCGATCGCGCTGGTCGGCTCACCCAAGCCCCAATCCGTGTTGGTGAGGCATTCGTAGGTCATGTGGCCGGGGTTCGAGGCGTACTGCGCGTTGCCGTTCGAATCGTCGGGAATGCGGATGAGCGCTATGGCGGGATTGAGCCCGATCGACGGGCGCCGCACGCGCGCCGACAGGGTGCGCAGATACGGATTGTTGGCGCCGAGGTAGAAGCCAGCCTTGTTGTTGCCAGGATTGCCCATGAGGCCGGCGAGAATGCCGCTGGACCACCACGGCGGATTGCTCGGCTCGGCAGCTTCCTTAGTGCCGGTGAGAAAGAAGCTCGACAGTCCACGGAAGCCAGGGCAGGTGGCGCTGGTGAGCCCGAGGCGCTTTGCCAGTGTTTCCGGCATCGACTGGTCGGACTTGCCCGGCAGCCACCAGAGCAGGCCCTTGACGCCGCCTTCCTTCTTGATGCCGCCGAACAGATCAGGCTTGTTGATCGAAAAGACGCCCTGGTCCGCAGCCTCGCCGCGCCAGATTTCCTTGTCGCCGTAATTGAGCGCGATTAGCTGAAGCCCATCGCCGGCCGCGCAGATGCCCACATGCAGGGACATCGAATATTCGTGAACTTCTACCTTTCCGCCAGATTTACCCATTGGCGGCGTCCCTGGCCTTGATCATCGCGACTGCGCGATCAACCTGTGCATCGAGCCCATAGCCGCGCAGTTCGGAAGCCTTTGCGCCCTCCTTGATGAACCTGGCGAAGTCCAAGCCAGCCTCGTCCATGTGCTTCTTGACGCCCTTCACGCAGTAGAGGACGCGCAGATCGGCGATCGTCAGATGCGGATCGTCGGCGCTCACGCGTCGACCTCCCGCGTCGTCGTTGCCTTGTCGCCGAACCAGAGGATGTTGAGGCCGTTTATGATCGGCTCTCCGAACGGCACCGGAATGGGACGGCCGCCCTCGGCGGTTGGGTTGTCCATGTCGGTGACTTCCTCAGACTTCGTGCTCTTGGGCTTGGGCATCAGCAGATAGCCGAGCGCCTGCAGCCCGACGCCGATGATGAGATTGATCAGCAGTGGGAGCAGGAAGAACGGCATAGGTCCACTAATCGCACGTTTTTAAGGGTTTGTCACGTTAAACGTGATTATCAATAAAACTGGTTCTTCTGCGAGAGGGGATTTTCCAGCGGTATCCACGGCTGGCCACCGTAGTTCTTGATGTTTGGGCCGCCCGCCACGCTGTCGGTGTGCTGGTTGCAGCCGGTCATCAGGTGATTGCAGCCCCGGATCACCGACAGCGGCGTCCCTGCGGCCAGGCCGCGAGCAATGCCACGGATGGTGATTTCGAGGCCATCAGCGCGCACGGACGAGATCGTGCGAAGCTCCTTCCGGCCGTTGTCCGAGTTCGCCCATTGCAGCAGACCGCCGACGTAGCGGCTCGCAGTGTCGCCGAGTGTCGTGTCGAGCGTGATCTTGTTGCGGGTGACGGAGGCCACCTGGCGCGCCACGGTCGCGGCAGCCTTGCTCGCCCGACACTGGTCGCCGAACAGAACGTGGGGACAGCCAACCTGGTAGTTCCGCCGCAGGCCCGGCCGCTTGATTGAAGTCGAGACCGGGACGCAGGACAGTTCCTGCTCGTTCGAATCGTTGTCCGCGCTCGACGTGATGCGGCCCATCCAGATCGCCGGGAAGTTTTCCTCGGTCACGTCGTCGCCGATATGCCCCTCGAAGATCGTCAGGTTGACCACCTGCGAAGGCGGATAGGCGAGGAACAGATCATCCATCTCCGAGCCAAACGCCATGGTGATGGTGATGTCGGACTTGTCGAGCGTGCCGTCGTGCGAGATGTTGCTGTTCTTGATGGGCCACGGATCAAACTGAATGTTGACCGGATTGCCGTTCGCATCGAGCACCGGGCGCGTGATCGGCGCCTCGCCATTGTTGTAGGCGAACGGGCCGAGCGGCACATCGTCATCCGTGTCCGCGCCTTGGATCAGGTAGAGCCTGATCGGCTGCCCACGGTAGCGACTGGACTCGCGTGTATCCATGCTCATTGAGATGTTCCTTTAGAGGCTGTCAGGGATGCCGAAGACGTAGTATCGGAGGCCGAGCGCCGTTGCTTGATGCATAGAGCCATCCCAATATCGATTATAAGTTGTTCCCCCTGCATTATCCGCAGTTTGCGGATTTGCTCCGGATAGATAGAAATCAACCGCGCTTTCGTCGGAATGAACCATCGCCCAAGTACTGTCGGCACTCGCGCGGCCGGTCCAACCGGCAGCGTCGGTGAATACCTTGTGATAGTTCCAGCGGCAGGAAAGCGGGCTTGTCCTACTATCGTAAACGACGCCTTGTTTTACGAATAGCTTTAGCGATGGCGACGGGTTATTTACCATCACCGTTGCCATTCTTTCGCCTTTGAACTTATTAGGCGACGCAACGACGGTTGGGAAATCACTTGTCCAATTCAAAAATCCTTCCGCAAGAATCGGCAAATATGCCAAGCGAGTATCAACGATGATGTCGTTGAGATTTGGCGCAACATCGGACGAACCGGGACGCTTGATTTGAATGAAATCGTGTATCCCGTCGTTACCCTTGAGCAACACTTTCTTTCCGCCCGTCGTATGTACGTCTTCGCTATCCGCAAAGATAACATATCGAATAGTAAGCGCCGTGGCTTTCTGGTTCGTTATTGTGACCTTCTGGTTAGCAACGTCGATGAAATATACGAATTTCAATGACTTATCGGAGGCGATACTGTCATAATACGGCGGGTTCCAAAATTCGGTATCGGTCTGCCGTTTGATCATAAAGTCCATGTAAGTGAGCGGTGTAATCGGCAACGGACAGTGAATGTCCGCTGTGCCGGATGCTGCTACGGTAATGTCCCCCGCCGCCATGATCTTGGCGGGAATTTTGTCTTCATGAAAAATGAAATGGTCCGGATTACTATCGGCGACCGTGCGGCCGGGCAGCGCGAGACGCGCCGTTGTTGGGGCGATTAGCAATACCTCCTGTCCACTTACGGGAGACGTGGAAAAATCAGGCAATGCGTCGTCGCGCGCCGGCAATTGTAGGACCGATGTTTGATAACGAACGGTAGTGCCGAATTGTCTTGTCGGTTGTACGTAAAACTCCCGCGAACCATTGGAACCGTACAAGTTGGAATCAATATACGCGGTCATCATGCTTCTAAATCCGGAGAAGCTTTCGACAAAGCCGTTTGAAGTTGCAAAACTGTCGTAATTAACAATCGCTCCGGTGTATGTATTTGCGGCTAGAGCAGGATCGATAAACCGCCATTCCATAATCGGCATGTAGCCAAACGGAAACCATCCTTCCGGGATGTATTTAGTTTGCGTCCCGCTTCCGCCGGTAAGATAAATAATCATCGCTTTACACGTCGTTCCGATATTGGACGCCGTATACGGATGATCCCAATCCCCCTCCGTTGTGAAAAACCAATAGTTTGTATTCCAGCCGCCGCCCGACGCGTAGCGGCTGTCATAGCTTCCCTTTTCGCCGATATCATAGACGTAACTGAGCTTGGTCCCGCTCAGACTGTCGAGCTTCATCTTGCCGGGATTCGATGCCGGCTCAGTACGGAGATCGGTCGCGTTGTTAAATGCTACCCTCAGCGCAGGAACGTTGCCCGCCGTCAGACCGAAACCAAGCTTTGGCATCAGGGCACCGAGATCGAGATGAAGCCGTTGGTCAGGTCTATGACCATGGAGCCCGAGGCGTTTTGCATCAGGCCTGCCGTCACGGTGCCGAGATTGGCATTGATAGCCGACAGGCTCGCGACGTTGAGCATGGTCGCGGTGATGGAACCGGCGATCAGGATGCTCGTGCGGAAGGACGTGATGTCTGCCTGAGTGGCGGTGATCGAGCCCGTCTTGATCTGCGAACCGTCGATGATCGTGCGGCCGTAGTCGTTGACCAGATCGATGCCGCCTTTGTAGGTGGCCAGCACGACCCGATCGGACTGGAAGGCGGTAGCCACCGTGGCAGAAGCAGCGAGCGTCGTGCTGCCCTTCACATAGTAGACGTAGAGCGTTCCGGTCGACCAGGTGGCGTTGCCGGCTGTGATGTTGAAGGTGGCAATATTGCCATCGTCGCCGATGTACTTGATCGTGCCAGCGGTCCACGAGACCTTGTTGGTGGTCGGGCTGTTCGCCTGGAACTCAAGCCCCTCAAGCGTGATGCCGCGCTGGCCGAACACAGCCTTCTCGGCAGTAATCGAGCCCGTGGCGATCGAGGCACCGTTGATGGACGTGCCATCGCCGGCAATCCAGTTGAACAGCGTCGTGCCGCCCGAGATGCTGATCTGGCCGGGCACGATCTTGGTGGTGCCTGCGTTGACGGCAGCGGCCGGGTTATCGAGGCTGAAATTGCCGTAGCTGCCCGCAACCACGATGTCGCCTGTCATGATGCTGCCGGCGATGAGCTTCGAGGCGTCGAGATCGACGATATGCGCGTCCTCGATCACCGCCGACGCGATCTGAGCGGCGCCTGTGATGACGGCCGCATTGGTGACAAGCTGGTTGGCGCCGATCGTCTGCGCGAGGATCAGGCCGCCATCCATGAAGGCCTTGCCTTCGACAAGCTGGAAGTCGTTGCCGCCTTTGTAGATGCCGAGGATCACGGAGTCGGCCGCGTAGAGCGCTGTCAGCGACGCGGTGGTGGTGATCTCCGTGTCGCCTGGCGTGTAGCGGACGTAGATCGTGCCAGCGGTCCAATCGACCTGGCCGGCCGGCAGCGCCTGAAGCGTGGGCACGTCGCCGGCAACACCGTAGCTGATCTGCCCTGCGGTCCAAGTCAAGCGGTTGCCGCTATCCTGTCCCGGCTGGAAGGTGATGCCGATCAGCGCGACCTTGATCTCGCCACGTATTTTGCCGGTCTCGGCGTTAGTCTCGGTCGACCAGGGCGATACGTTGCCCGAGGTATCGACGGCGCGCACCCAAAAATACAGGTGGGTTTCCATGTCGAGACCGGCGCGAACGAAGTTGTTGGCGAGTGTCGCGTGCGACGGCGTTGCCGTTTCGAGTGGCGTTGTGTCGCTCGCGCTCTCGTAAATCTCGTAACGCGCCAGATCGGCCTCGGTGTTCGCCGTCCAACTGATCCAGATGGACTCGAGTCCCGCCTTTGATGTGATCCCGATCGGCATGGCAGGCGGGATCGTGTCGCGCGCCGTGGTGTGCGTGACCACAGCCGAATAGACGGATGCATTGCCGCTCTTGTCCACGGCGCGCAGCTTGGCGCTGTAGGTGACATTGGGCTTGGCGGCGGTAGCGTAGGTCTCGGCGGCGGTCTGGAAACCAACCCAATCGCCACTGCCCTCCTTCACCTGAAGGTCATAGTAGAGGAAATCTTCCTCGCCGTTGAAGTCCCATGTGATCGTGAGGTAGGTCTGACCGTCCACCACGTTCGAGGACAGCAAGAGGCCACTCGGCACCGCAGGCGGATCGTGGTCGAACATCGCTGCGATTTCTTCCGGGCTCACCGAGCCCAAGGTGCCCGCAGCCGCGCCCGCGATGAGCAGGTTCAACTTCTCCCTGACGCTCAGGCCAGCTTCGCCGTTCTCGATTGGTGGGATGGTGACTGGCATCGGTCAGTCCTCCCACGCCGAGCCGTCCTGCCACTGGCCGGTGTCGCGCCAGTGGCCGGTCGCCAGAATCCAGTTGTTGCCGAAGCTTTCCTCAGCAGCCAGGTTGGCGAGCGTCGTGAAGGACATGGCGATGTTGGCCACGCCGTTCGTCACCCAATTGATCGTGAAGGTGTCGCTCGCGAAGCGGGCAACAAACATCCACGAGATAAGCTCGATCTCATCTGCGGTCGCACCGATCGGCGTCTCGGTGGCAATCAGCGTGTCGCCGCTGTCGATCTGCCAAGCGCTGATCTCGTGCGGGATGAGCGTGCCGTCCTTTTTGCGGATCAGGATCGACTGGTGCGCGGGATCAGCTTGGTAGGCGTCGTAGAAGTCGGTGCCGGCGAACCGGATGTTCGAACCCGACATGCTCTTGATCGCCGGGAAGTCGTTGCCCCACGTCGGCACGTAGATTTCGCCTGCGCGACCGCGAGCACGAAGGAAGACATCGAGCATCGCCATCGCATCGGCGTGGCTCATGGCCATGTAGGTCGCGGTCAGCGTGCGCGATACCAGCGGGACAGGCGTGAAGGTCTTAGTGACGCCTCGGTCATAATCAACCGTCTCGAAGCCCATGTTGAAGGCCATCTGCGGCTGCTGCACGTAGTTGGGCTTCCGCAGCAGCACATAGCGGCCATAGAACAGGCCGGCCGGCCCGAAGATTTGCGTCGTTTCGCCGGTCGGGCCGTCGTCGAAGGGCAGCGGATCAGCTTCGCGAACAACGGTGCCAGGCTCGACTTCGAGCTTTAGCGACGACGTGGCGACAGCGGTGGTGTAGATCGAGAGCGTGGTCGCCTTGCCAAGACACGCGGGCAACAGCGGCAGCAGCGTTGCCCCCTGCCCCACGGCGCCGACAACGCCACTGGTCAGCACGACCTGGTTGCCGGAAACGAAGTCGATCGTGATCTTGCGCGACTTGCGGCCGGTCAGCAGCACGCAGGACATGCTGCCAGTCAGCCATGCGGGGACGCGATCAACGGTCAGCACCGTGCCGCCATCGGCGACGGTCTGTGTCAAGATCGCGCTGTCAGCCGAGAAGTCGCCGATCGTTACCTTGCCGTCGCGCGCCAGGTGCAGCGCGTCGTTGAAGCTGCGCAGCCGGTCGCCGTCGAGCAGAATAGCCGCCTCGATCGTGCGTCGCGGGTTGACGCGTTCGCCCCGACGCTGTTCCGTGCCATTGCGGCTCGTGAACACGTTGGTCTTGAACTCGTAGGTGTCGCGGACACCGTTCTGCCAATTGGGGACGATGGGAAGAAAAACGGCCATGTTGCCCTTCACGTATTGGCGTGAATCTACCGTTTAACGTGATTTTGTGCAACGCTAATTGTTGAGAGCGCCCGACACCTTCCGAGAGTTGCGCGTTAGCCAATTCATCATGATCCGCTCGCCGGCCGTGCTCGCAAGCGCGTTCTCCAAAACGTCGTTGGGATCGAAGACGTTTACGTTCTTGAGGTTGACCGCCACCCGGCCGCCGCCATTCTTGCTGTGGCGTGCATCATCCTCGGTCAGAACTTCCTCGCCCTTAAGAGCGACGATCGGAACTTCGTCTGGCTTGAGGCCGACGATGCCGCCGCCATGGTGGCGTTGCGCATTGGCGAAGATAGCCGGATTGACCATGCGAGCGCCGGAAGCCGATGCCTGGCCGACGATACCGCCTTCGTGGAACAGCGACGTGATCCAGCCGGCAATCGAGCCGCCGAGGCCGCCGCTGCCACCAGCGCCCGCGCCGCCAGAGATCGCGTTGAACAGCGCCTGCTTGACGATTGCCTTGCCAATCTCAATCAAGAAGTCAGCGATACCCTGCCGCAGCGCATTGAAGAATGCCGTCGCTGCGTTCTCGCCTTGCGCGATCGACTGCGCAAACGCGCTGAATGCATTGCCGCCGATGTCGGCGATTTCCTCGTTGAGTTGCTGAGCCTGCGGCAGGAACTGCTTGTCAATCTTCTGCAGCGTCTGGCCAATACCTTCCTGCAACGCTTGCAGCTTCGCGATCTGCTGATCAGCCGCCGCGCCGCCGATCGCCTGCCAGAATGCAATGGCGGCCGGGATTGCGCTTTTCAGCTTTTCTTCGATCTGGCCAATCTGGTCGATCGCGCTGGCAACCTTCCCTTGGTCGCCGGCAGCCTGGGCGATCTGCAAGCTCTGGAACAGCGCCGTGCGCTGCTCGACGAGCCGGTTCACTTCGTCGTTAGCGTGGGCGCGGTCGAACTCGGCAGCGGCCGTTTCCTTCACCAGGTCGCGCTGCTGTTGCGAAAGCTCGACGCCGGCCTTCTTTGCCTTGATTTCCTCGTCGGTGATGGCCTTGGCGATGAAGGCTTCGCGGTTCTCTTTGATCTTGTAATCGAGTTCCGCCTTCGCGGCATCCATGCGGGCCGTGAAGTCCTTCTCGTATTCCTGCGTCTTCTTTGCCTGCTCGGTGATGCCGGCATAGGCTGCCAGGATGCCCTCGGCCTTGGCCTTGTGATCATCCATCTGCCCCGACACCTTGTCGAGCACCGTGCCAGGCGCGCCGCCGTTCTTCTCGTCGGACGCATTGATGTTCTTCGCGTTGCCGGCGTTAATCGCGGCGTAGATTTGCAGCAGCCCGTCGCCGGCCTTCACACCAGCGTCGACCAGGTACTTGGCCATCGCCTCCATCTGCGCCTGGACCGATGAATCCTGGCTGATGCCATACCGCTGCTGCGCAGCCGGGCCGGCTTGAAACAGGCCCACATACTGATTGCCCGCGCCGCCACGGATGGACGGGTTGAAGGTGCCCCCGGTCTCGTAGGAGATCGCCGTCAGGATGTCCTTCACGTCGACCTTCAACTGATCGGCGATGATTGTTGCGAACCGAACGATGTCGGCCATCTGCGCGGCTGACGCCGAGCCCGAGTTGCGCTGCGCGGTATACTCGGCTTCGTAGTTCTTGTGCGTCGCATCGTAGGCCATGCCCGCCTGCGCGCGAATTTGGTTCGTCTGCTCGGCGGTGAGCCCGAGAATATCCTGGTTGAGCCGCTTGGCTTCTTCGAGCGCGGCGTTCTTCGCCTTGAGCAGTTCGCCTTCGATGTACCGTTCGCGGTTGGTCAGGTTCGCCTGGCGCGTCTCGTCGGTCAGCGCCTTGCCCTGTTTGTCGATCACCGCCTGAATGTCGAGCCGTGCCTTCTTGTCGGCCTCGGTCTGCGCAGCCACATCCTTCTGCGCAGCGTCGCCGTCCTTGATGGCCTGCAACTCGGCTTGCCGCTTGTCGACGATATCCTGCAACAGCGCACGCTGCGCTTCCAAAGCGCTCGTGTCAGCGTAGACAGTCTGACCGGCTTCCAGAAGCTTCGCCTGTTCGGCGATCTGGCCGTTGATCTCTGCGAGCTTCGCCCTCACTGCCTCAAGGTTGTTGGTGTCCACCCCGCCACCAAAGCCACTGGTGACGCTGCGAACCTTGTCGGCGACAGCCTCAACCTTTCCAGCAATATTCGCCATGGTGTTGGCGGCGTTCTCGGTTTCACGTCCGAGCTTTTGAAGCAGGCCTGACTTTTCGATGATGTCGAGCAAATCACTCCACGCGCGACCAGCGGCTTTCGCGGCTTCGGCCCACGAGGAAGTCGTATCGGCACCGCTCGCCAATTTCTGCGCGAGAATGTCTTGCGCGAGCGACATGGCGCCGGCCGAGTTGCCAGCCTTCGACATAGCCTCAATCTGCGCGTACTGATCGGCAGTGAGGAAGTTCAGTTCCTTGTCGAGATCGCGGACGCCGCTAACCGTGCCGCTGAACGCCGCCGAAAGCTTCTTGCCGGCCTCCGCAACATCGTCGCCCGTGATGGCGCTCAGACGCTGCGCCATTTGGGCGAGCGGGGCGAAGTCCTTCTGGTCGATGCCGTCTTTGACGAACTGCTTGACCAGATCACGAGCCTTGTCGGTCGCAATGCCGAACTCGCCCATCTGCTGCGTGATCTTGACCAGTTCCTGCGCGCTGTATCGGCTGCCGTCAGCCGAGAGTGCCAGTTCCTTATTGAAGAGATCGAGCGAGTCGGCGGCGGTCTTCAGGCGTAACGCCGTCGCGATGAACGGCGCGAGCACGGCAGTGACGCCGGCAATGATAGGGATCGAGCGTGCCAGGACCGACATGGCGCCCGGCCAAATCTGAATGAACTGACCCGCCTGTTGCGCGAGAATCTGCATCGGTCGCTGGCCCGCAGCCAGGCCAGAGATCACGTCGTTGACCTGGTAGCCGAGATTGGTCAACTGGTATGGCTTGAGGCCGAAGGCAGCGATGCTCTGCGCCTCGCCCTTCGTGGAACTCAGCGACGTGCTGTTGCGAAGCGCGGTCTGCTTCTTCGCCAGCGTGTCCTGCGCCTTCGCAGCGGTGTTCGAGGCTGCGGTGAGCTTGTTCAACTGCGTCGTCTGCGCGACGATCGCGGCGCTTTCCTCGGTCGCGGCGACAGCGCCTTTCTCCATCGCCGTCGCGAGGCGATTGAATGCAGCGTAGCCGTTCTTGCTGGCCTCGCCGTTAAGCTGATTGAGCGCAGTGCGATGACGGTTGAGCGTGTCGATCGCTTCCAGCGACCGCTTGCGCGTCAAGGCGATCGTCTCGCCAAGCTCGCGCTGTTCATCAGCGCTCAGCGAGCCCGACTTTCGCCCGTTGTCGAGTGCGGCCTGATAGCGTGCAACTTGGTCGGTGAGACGCTTGTAGTCGGCAACGGCGGTGTCGATGTCGCCCTTAGCCGCGCCGAGCACAGCGCGCCGATTAGATGCCTGAGCAGACGCAGAGAGCTTGTTCTGCGTCTGCTCGATGTTCTTGAGAACCTTCGAGTATTCGTCGCGAGCCTTTACGGCAAATTCTACGACTCTCTCGTTACTCGCCATCCGTCAGTTCCTTCAATTGCTGCTTCAAGACGTTGGCAGCGTTCCTGGTGGCGGCGGGCTTTACGCTCTTGTTCGGGATGCTGGAGAGCGCCAACTGCAGAAGCGAGATTTCGGCGGCCAACTGAGCGTTGATGCGTCGGACCACCAGGCTTGCTTCTGCGAACACCTTCCAGATTGGATAGCTAAATGCGTTGGGATGTCCGTGGTCGAGCAATAGGCTGACCTGGCGACGGACGCCCTCTATCCAATCGTCGAGTGTTCCGGGGATGTCAGCTTCGCTGCCGACATGGCCACCTTCGTGACGATCTCCATCAGTTTTCCCAAGCCGCCTTCTGCCTCCACCGTCAGCCGGAAAATCTTGGCCAGGGCATCGGCCTGAACCGCAAGCGGCAGGTTGATCTTTGCCAACCGCTCGGCGCTCTCGGGCTCACCCAATCCGCACGCGATGACCAGCGAAACGAGCGGCGCGAAGTCGTCGATGATCGACACCGCGATTTCCTCGGCGCTCGCCGGCAAGGTGCCGCTGATGGCCTGCGTGTAGAGGTTCGCCACCACCTCGCGATGATGGCGAACGATGAAGGTGATGTGCGTTAGGCTGAGCCCGTAGACCTTCAGCGTGTTGGCGCCGAAGGTCACGGTCTCGGACGGAATGATCAGTGTCTCCAACTGGCTCATTGTCGCGCCTTACGCTGCCGGGCGGCCGTCGCGCAGAGCGAGAGGCAGCGTGCCCTTCTTGAGCGCGGAGATGTTCAGACCCATCGTCTGCCAGGCCGGCGAAGAAGCATCGGTCACGAGCGCCATGTCGCCGTTCGGGATGAGCCGGCAGCGCGGGATCGTGATATCGGACTGAGCGCCGAACGGGTTGATCGAGAAGAACTTCATCTCGCCCTCAACTGCCGAGATGCCGGTCGCGATCTGCGTGCGGGTCGAGACCTGCGTGTCGTAGTTGGCCACCAGCTTCGGCTTGTCGGTCAGGATGAACAGGAGGCCGAGTTCGAGATCGACGGTGTAGTCCGTGTCGAGCACGAAGGTGGCCGGCGTACCGGCAGCGCCATCATCGCAGGAGACGTTCGTCAGCTTGCGCGCGCCAGACGGATTGGCGGTCGTGCGGCCAAGCTGGAACACGTCGCCGGCCTTGACGAGCAGGAAGGTTTCCGACAGGTCGGTGACAGCCGTGGCTGAAATGGTCGCCACATCACCCATCCACCAGTAGGAGATGTTTTCCGGCCGCATGTCGTCGGTCGACAGAGCGCCGTTCATGGTCGCGTCGATCGGAATTTCCTCGTCCAGGGTTTTGAGGCCACCCATCGCGCCGTAGTGCGGCAAGGTCTCAGCGCTGCGGGTCAGCGTGAACTCGGGGCAGTTGCCAAGTTCGCGGAGCGGACCAGGGTTTTGCGTGCCGGCGAGATACTTGGCAAAGTAGGCCTTGCCCTTCGGCACGACGAGGTTCTTGGACTGAGTGTCGAACATTGCGATTTCTCCTTCTTACGTGACTATCACGTATAACGTGATTTTAGATTAAGCGAAAGGTGTCTCAAGGTTTTCTGCTAGGGTTAGCGTCACCGGAACCAGAAAATATGCGACGGCGGAAACGTCATCGTCGGGCGGCCGATGAACGGGTTCTCCGATCGATAGGCCGATCACGCAGGGCGCGACGTTGCCGAGATCGAGGAAATTGTAGTCCCGAACCTTCTTCGCCTTCACTAGTGCCGTGATCACGTCGGCCGAGGCATAGTAGGCGGGATCGAGCGGATTATCCTTGTCGTCCTGAACGAAGCCTTGGATCAGAAGTCGGAATTCGTTCACCGCGTTTCCCGACGTGATGTTCGAGGCGCCGGGCTCACGCGAGCGAGGGTCTTCCAGAACCGAAAGCATCGGCAGCGGATCGCCCTCACCGAACACTGTGCGGCCACGGAACACTCGCGCGGCCGAGCGGCCGGCTTCGTCGGTGAAATCGGAGAAGTCGTGTTGGTAGCCGTTGGTGGGAGTGATCGATTTGAGCACGTTGTTGCAGATCGCCTTGGCGACGCGCAGGCGGAAAGGATCAGCCATTTCTCAGAAGCTCCATCTGGCGGTTGAATTCTTCCTCCACGTCGTCCAGCGTTTCCTGGCTCATGTCTTCGAAGACACCGCCATCGCGTGACGCGGCGCTCAACGCCTGATCGACGGACGGGCCATAGAGCAGCCACAGGTTCTTGCCGATCGGCTTCGGCTTATATGCGCCAGCCGGCGCCTCGCCATTGGTGCGCACCGCCAGGCCGATGTTGTCGTTCTTCAGGCGCATGATGAAGGCGCGCGAGATCGATTTCGTCTGGCCGGGCTTCACCGTCACATTGATCTTGCCGCCGCGATGGCGGGCACCACCAGTCAGAACAGTCTGCCGGCTGAAGCGGGCGAGCGATGTAGCCTGACCACGACCCTCGATCATGGCAATGAGTGCGCCACGGCGGGCGCGGGTCTTGACCCACAGTTTCTTGCTCGACGGCGACACGTAAGACGCGGGGAAAGCAACCTGATCGCGCACCAGTCTCGCTGCGCGCGTGCGACCCTTGTCGGCGGCCTTGTTCAGCGCGCGCACCAGCGCCGTCTCAATCTCGGCTGTCACTTCGCCGATGGCTGGCAGTTGCGCGAACTCGACGATGACCAGCGCCGCGCTCAACTGAGGATACCTTCCCAAACGTCGCCGGTGGCATCCACGCCAGTCAGGAATTCGGTCAGATCAGCTTGGGAAACCTCGGATACCTCGGAATAGAGGTAGCCTTCCCGCCACGGCTTTCCAGGGCCGGTGCGATAGGCTTCGGAGTTTCCAAAGATGACGTAACTGTTGATGAGAACCTTCGGCAGTTGGGTCTGCTGAAAGACGATACGATTCGTTAGATCGAGCACCGTGGCGCCGTTGCGGAAGTCGTCGGCCTGGTTCTGCGAGGCCACCTGCGCCTTATGCAAACGGACGGTGACGCGAACAGGCGTCCCTGCGGCGTGCGTGAGGTACACCGCAGGAATCTCGAAAGTCGCGTGGACGTGTCCAAGCGACTTTCGCTTCTGTTCGCGCCAGCCGGCCATTAGACGAGCGACTCGTCGTCGGCAGCCTTCTTGCCGCCCTTCTTCTTGGCAGCATCGGCGGCAGCTTTGTCAGCCGCTTCCTTCTCAGCCGCGTCAGCAGCAGCCTTGTCGGCAGCGTCCTTCTCGGCCTGCTCCTTGGCAGCCTTCTCGGCCGCTTCAGCTTGTTCCTGAGCAAGCTTCTCAGCCGCGTCAGCAGCAGCCTTGTCGGCAGCGTCCTTCTCGGCCTGCTCCTGAGCAAGCTTCTCAGCCGCGTCAGCAGCAGCCTTGTCGGCAGCGTCCTTCTCGGCCTGCTCCTTGGCGGCCTTCGCGGCGGCCTCAGCAGCAGCGCGCTCAGCTTCCTCGGCCTCGTGATCGACAGGCTTCTTGATGCCGGCCTTCACCAGGTCTTCCTCGCTGGCCTCAACAGCCGCGAGGACATCGGGCCGCAGAACGTAGTCGAGTTCGTCGCCTTCCAGGTCCGCGACCTGGCCGGGATACACGACCGGGGGTTTCGTCTTCGGGTCGCGCTGAATGGTGTGGATTGCTTTGATGTACATGAGATCGTCTCCGTTGAGAAAACGGCCCGACAGGGTTTGCCGGGCCGTGGGGTTCTCTCGTGTCCTGGCTTACGCCAGCACGCGAGCCTTGAAAGTGCGGTTCGGGTAGAGCGGAACCGGCAGGGGCGAGGCCTGATGCATCAGGAAGTCGTCGCCCGGATCGTCGGTCTTGAACTGCTTGGCGAAGATGCGGGCGTTTTGCAGACCGCTCTTGATCGCCTCGTTGTCGAAGATCGCACCGTAGCACTTGACGCCCGTGGCACCCGGAGCGACGAGCAGGATGTCCTTCTCGTTGAACAGGTCCACCTTCGTGGTGCCGCCAGAGCCATCCGGCACATCGACGGTATCCTTGTAGGCCCAAACGCTGAGACCATCGGCAAGCTGGCCGATATAGGTCAGCGGCTGCTCCTGCCGCATGATGCCGAGCGAGATCGACACCGTGTCGTTGCCACGGTAGCGAGTGTCGAGCGCGTCCTTGATGCCGGCATTCTTGCGGAACACGGGAGCCACCTGCGCACCTACGATCAACTGCGCGGCCGAGCCGCCGCCGTTGGCCAGGTACATGGTGTTCATCCACGTCTGCAGATCGCCAAGGATGTCGGCGGCCGGATCGCTCCAGAAGCCCGAGGACTTGACGACGGTGTGACCGGCCGCGCGGCCAAAGTCGAGCAGGACGGACGGATTCTTGGCGCCCTGGTCGCGGTCATAATCGATCTGCACCTTGGCGTCGATGAAGGCTCGCGCCGCCATCCACGCCTCGCGCACGTCGATCGCGCGAGTGTGCATTTCGGTGATCTCAGCCACGCGCATGTCGTACCTCTCGGCGAGCGTGGGCTGACGGCCGGCGTTGATGAAGACTTCCGAAGGACGGATGTTCTTCAGGTCGGTCGCGCGCACCGCATTCTTGAGCTTGATATACGGCGCGGTGATCTCCGAGATCGACTCGCTCTTGGCGTTCTGCATCGGCCGGCCCTGTTCGTAAGGCAGGACGAAGGGCGCCAGGAAGCGAGTGGAGGCCGGCAGGTCCGCGAAGCGGATCGCGCCGTCTTCCGAGAAGTGCATCTGCGTGAAGAACGTGTCCAGGAAGTAGGACGGAATCGCCTTGTAGCGATCGTCCTGACGCAGAGCGTAGAGGTCTTTGGGAGTCCAGAGTTCGATACCCATGGATGCTTTTCCTTCGAGAGTTCGGGGCTAACGAGCCTTCGGGGTTACGGGGCCGCCACGGTCGAGCCGAAGTAAACTTCGCGAACGACGATGTTGGTCGGGGTGGGTGCGCCAGCGAACGCCGCGAACTTCTCGGCGTCGGTGTCGAAGCTCGCCGGCCAGGCGATCATGTGCTTGGCAAGGCAGCCGCTGCGCAGGATCGGGAGACCGGGGTTCTGTCCGACCGGGATCACGATCTTGAAAAGCGTGATGCCGATGGCCTTGATGTCGTCGGCCGGATCGACGCTCCCGACGAGAGCCGGAACCAGATTGCCCGAGTCGTCGAAGCCGACAGGGGTGTAGGGTTCCAGCGTCTGGTTGGCCGCAGCCTTCAAGTCCTGTACGACGACAGCCGGCGTTTCGCCGACGATCAGGCCTTCCAAGACGGGGTTGATGGTATCGGTCCACTGCGACGGCGTGCCAGCGGAAGGACCGAGGTTCGGAAGATTGATGTCCATTCGACTCTCTCCTTAGTCTACGGTTGAGCCTCGGGCCGTTAGCCCTTGACCATTGCGAGCGTCTTTGCGGCGCGGCTCACTTCCGTTTTGTCGGCTTCCTCATCGGCAGAGGCCTCGATGCCGGGATTGCCCGAGCCGCGCATGGCGTCCTTGAGCATTCCCTTCGGCGCGCCGGCACCAGCCTCGGGCGCAGATTCCTCGGCCAGTTCGCCGATGAAGGCCGCAGCTTCCTCGGCCGACATGCTGGTCTTGAGAGCGGCATTGAGTGCCGCCTTCGGCCGCTTCTTGCCGGCTTCGGAGCCGAGGATCGCGGTGATGCGAGCAAGGGCCTCGGTGGCGCCCTGCTTGATGCCTTCTGCCAGGCCTTCGGTTTTGCCGGCTGCCTTAGCGGTGTCGAGATCGGCCTGGGTGAGTTCGGCCATTTGTTCATCTCCTTCTGAGAATGTGGCCTCAAAGGCCGTGATAGCGTCGTCCAGGGCTCCGATTGCGTCAGCCAAGCCGTTGTCGATCGCCTGTTGAGCCATGAAAGTATGTGCGTCGGTTGCGTCGACCGCTTCCGCCTTCATGTCCCGGTTTCTCGCCACCGAAGCGACGAATTGCTCGTGGAATGCATCCACGCGCTCCTGAATCCGCTCGCGCGCCCCCTCGGACAATTTCTCGTAGGGGTTGCCCTCCATCTTGTCGGGCTTGGAGCGGATGATGTTGGCCGTGATGCCCGCTGCATCGAGCATCTTGGAATACTCGATGGCGACCACGACGACGCCGATCGAACCGACGCCACCGCTGCGGGAGACGGTGATGCCGTTAGGATCGGCGGCCGAAATGACGTTGTAGGCTGCCGAGTAAGCGTGCTCCGCAAAGCCGCGAATGGGCTTCTTGCCACGCAGGGCATACAGCCTATCCACTAGGTCGAAGTTGCCCGCGACCAGGCCACCGCCCGAATTGACAATGTAGGCGATGCCTTTGACGTTGGAGTCGTCCACGCCGCGCTTGACGGCCTGGTAGATGTACTCGTAGCCGGTTGCGTAGACACCGAAGGCCCACGGGAAATCGTTCAGCAGCACGCCCTTAACCGGGACGTGCAGGATGCCGTTCTTCACGACGTAGGGACGATAGCGCGAACGGTAATCGTCCTCGGGAAACCAGAAATCGGCTGCGGCCGACTCGGCGGTCATCTTCTCGATTTCATCAATGCGGGCGCCGAGCGCCAGGAGCGATGACTGCAGCCATGCGCCCTGCCCCTCGTCGATGAGCGCCGGCTGGTCCTGAAACTGAGCGATGATCGGGTTCATTGTTTCTTGCCTCCGTCGCTCGGCGTCGCTGACAGCGAATTCATCAGGTTCGGGTCGGCCTGGTCGTAGATCGACGGGTTGCCGTACTTCTCGTCGAGCGCGCGTTCGCGAGCGATTTGACGGGCGATCTTTCGCCAGTCGCCGCCCGACATTTTCGCGATCTCGATTTCCTTGGTGGACAGGCCGCTCTTGATCTTGAGGACCGCAGCCTGCGTTTCCTTCAGCGGATCAATCTGACCCTGACCGGCACCGATCCACTCGCACGCGCTGAACGCTTCGGCGTTGAGGCCATCGTAGAAGCGGGGCACGCCACGCCGCTTGAAGCATTCGAGTTCGTTGTAGTTGATCGCTTCCTCAAGCCAGAGGCGGTAGATGAAATTGGCCACCTTGTCGGCAACGATGCGCTTGAGCGACATCATCGTCTTGTAGGTCTCGCCGAGAGCCGCGCGCGCCGACGAGTAGTTGGTCTGCGTGAAGTCGCGAGACAACTGCTCGTAGGAGACGTTTAGTGCGGCTGCGATATAGCGCAGCAAGCTCTGCTCGAACTTGTCACCGGCCGGGCTGTTCGCACCCGGATTTTGAATCTTGAGCTTGGTGCCGGGCGCAAAGATCGGAATCTTCGCACCGTCCATGTGCAGATTCTTGGCGGCGCCCGCATACTCGGCGATAGCCGATAGATACGCCTGCATCCAGGTCGTCGTCGCGTTGCCTTCACCGGCACCGGCACCCAGGGCGGCCGTCACATCCTGCGGGATTTCCGATTCGATCGAAGCCGCGTAGGTGGCCGCGACGACCGCCCTCTCCAATTCCGTCCTGCGGAAGTGTTTCGTCATCCGCATTTCGCTGAGCGCCGTGACCATCGCCGCGACGCCGCGCGTCTGGTCGGGACGCAGTTCCTCGAACACATGGTTGATGACCATGCGTCCCCAAGACTTCCGGGCCGGCACGCGCTTCCAGGTCGGCGCCGTGAAGGAATTCACGCCCGAGCGATAGTCGGCGGGATGAGCGCTGCGGATGTAATAGGCGAGCGGTGCGCCATAGGAGTCTAGTTCGACGCCCTTGCGCAAGCGGCTGCCCTTGAACGGCTGAAAGATGCGGTCGCGAGGATCGGAGAGGCGCGCGGTGTCGATCATCTGAATGGCGCTGGCATACGGCCGGCCATCGTCGAACCACTCGGCCGACTGCAGCACCTCGCCGCCCATCAGATGCACGCCAACGGAGAGGCGCACGATATCGGTCAGCGTCTTCCTGCGCGCGGCATCGGGCCAGCACTGCGGGCTTTCTGCCCACAGAGTAAACTTGGTCTCGATTTCTTCCTGAGCCTCGGCTTCCCACTGCTCGTCTTCTTTGCCGAACAGAACTTTGGTTTCCGGTTTGGCGTTCAGAAGGAACAGGGTTCCGACGATGGAGTCCTTGCGGATCGTCGCGCCGCCCGCGACGTACGCGTCATTGCGAGCCGTATCGATCGAGCGGGCGTCGAGATCGTCCTTGAGCGGCAGAAGATCGGCATCAGCCGAACGCAGCGGTGGGCGCCAGCCGGCGAGCCGGCTCAGCTTGTCCGCGCCGTCATAGGCGACACCGCCGCCCGCTGCCACCGCCGAGGCAACGGGCGGCTGCACCGCATGGATCGCCGGGGAGACACCGGCATCCGACCCAAGCAGGTCCGAAAGATCGAGATCGCTCATCCCCACACCGGCCGCAACGGAGGAACGACTGCCGGGCAGCCGTTGATTTGGGCTTGCAGGGAGCGGATGTAGGCGAGCAGCCGGCTCGCATTGGCTGGCGTGTAGCGGATCGACTCGCCGGTAGCGTCGCGCACTTCTACAGCCGACTCACCGATTTGCAGTCGGTGGTAAGCTGTTTGAGCTTCTGCAAGGAGATCGGCGGTGGTCGCCATCGGCTATCCATGTGAATTTCACGTATAGATAGCGCAAACGTGAAACTTACGCAATATATAATTGATTTTCAACATAAAAGTGAAAGTCTAAGCAAGCTTTTCCGCGAGCGCCGCGAAGCTCTTGGACTCCTCTTTGACCGGCTCCGAAGCAGCCGGCGCGGCGCCGCCATACACCATGTCGTTCTCATCCCATTCGGCTGCCCATCCTGGCGGGTTCTCCCAATCGAGCCGATCGATGTTAAACGTAACGTAGGGCACCATTTCCTCGAACGGCCGGATAGCCAGGCCGAGCGCATAATACGCAAGGTCGAATGCCTCGTTGCGCCGCTTCAAGGGATTTTCCCATCCCTTTTCGGTGCGGATTTCGGTCGTCAACTGATTGTAGAACCAGTCGGGCATCCAGTCGGGATAGCGCAGTATAGCGCCAGCGTTTTCCTCGCTCTCGTCGCCGACGCGGCGCGCCATCATGTTCGAGACGCGATCCTTCATCAGGTTCGAGTTGAGCAGGATCACGGGCACGTCACCCTTGGCTATGGCCTTCTTTCCCTTCTGACTGGAATCCGGCCAGGTCGTGCGCGCGTGCGGTGCCGTCTTGGAGGGCTCGCCTTTGATGAGGCAGAAGCGACGATGGAGCCCATCGCCGCGTTTGCGCAGCCGGCGCCAGAAATTATACGCGTGCCCGGTGACACCCTCGGCACCGCCTGAGTCGCCGCCAGTCGCACGGATGCGCATTCTCCTGCCACTCTCGTCGGCCAGCGGGTAGGTCTTCAAGATGACCTGCTCGATAAGCACGTCCCAATCTTCCTCGAAGGCGGCCGGATCGATCGGCAGTTTCTCCCCTGCCCCGTTGAGGCGATCTGACAGACGGAGCTTGAATGCGTCGATTACCACTAGGTCGCCGCTCGCAGTGATGCCATGCACCTGGCAAACGAAGGCCGTCTTCTGCACGTCGACTGTGGCAACCATAAACCGGACGCCATGCGGCACAATCGGCTCGGTGCCCCAATCCTCGGCCTTGTCTTTCAGGTCTTCCGGCGAGCGCTCGGACAGACGCGAGGCGGGAATGTAGAATGAACCCTGGTCGGTCGTGACGGTCTTGCGCAGCGGCGCGTCATCGCCCGTGTCTTTGAGCGCCTTCTCCGCGCGCAGGTACTTCTCAACCAACTGGCCCCAATCCTGATACGCGGCGGCCGGCCCTTTCATCCAGAATGATGCAATGCTCGATCGAGCGGCCTTGAGCCCGTTGCGCTCGATGATCCTGTTTTCGGCCGGCAGCCAGATCATGCCGTCCCTCACCCACCGGCCGGTGTCGTTCAATTCCTCCTTCATGTGCGGCTCAAGCACACCGCCGCACTGGAAGACGGGGCAGAGCATGTAGGTCTGCTCGCGCGCTTCCATGATGTCTTCGCTGTCGGGGTAGCGCAACAGCTTGAAGTCGGGTTCGAAGGACTCGCGGCAATGCGGGCAGCACCAATACCAGCGGCGCCGGTCGCCGCGATTGTATAGCTCGAAGATGCCACGGATCGGTGGCGCCTCGTGTGGACTATGCTTTGGCGGCTGCCACTTCGGGTCTTGGATTTCCTTGTTCGGGTTGGGCGACGACTCGGCGACGGTCATGCCGAAGCGCTTGAACGTCGTCGTGCGCATCTGCAGAAGGTCGAAGGGGTTGCCTTCGCCATCCACGTTGTCGTCCATGCGGTCGTAGTCGATCAGCCATCCGCGCGGCACGGTGATGCCCGATAGGTTGCTCGCGGTGGGATAGGCGAGCAGGAAGCGCATCCCCGACTTGAATTCCTTGTCGAAGGTGTTGTCATCTTGCCGGCTGGTGAACTGCTCGGCGCGCACATGCGTTGACGCTTCGAGATAGCGCTTGAGATCGCCATTCGACCACTTGCGCGCGTTCTCGCGGTCCATGTGGATGTAGAGCATGTCGCCCGGATCGGCCTTGACGGTGTGCGTCAGCCAGCCGAGGCTCATCATGGTCTTGCCGGTACGCGCCGGCCCGACGAACACCATGCCCTGATAGTCGAGGCTGGTGAGGATGTTCATAGGCTCGACGAGATAGGGCGTCTTCTTCGCGGACCACGGGACGCTGTGGCCGCTGCCGCCGCCGATCCGCATGTACTTCTCAGCAGCCTCGGAGACCGTCAAGACTTCCTGCGGGGTCAGGCTTTCGAAGCCCTTCACCAGCAATTCGTCGAGCGTTTGATATGGGGCTGCGTCGATCAGGTCATTGATCGACGGCGGGCGCATTCTCGCGGTCATTCATCACCCGGCAGATCAGGCGGCGGGCGCTTGTCCGTGCCTTCAAGCTCCTTGGCTATCTCCTGCGAATGAGCAGTCACCTTCTGCCAGGTGCGCGCTTTGGTTTCGAGCGCTTCCTTGACTTGGACATTCAGGTCGGCCACGGCCGCCAGCATGAACTTGTACTGCTCGTCGCTCAGCCGGTCGCGGCCGGGCATGTTCTCGATCCAGAGCTTGGTTTCCTGCCGGATCAGCATGGCCACGCGCGCGAAGGTCATGAGCACGTCTTCGTCGTGCCAAAGCTGCCCGGCAGCCGTGAGCGCCCGGATACGGGCGTTGGTCATCTCCCAATAGGCCTTGGAGACGATCGGCGGCAGCGACGCCTGGTTCTGCTGCGCCAGCCAGTCCTCAATGCTGCCCTGCGGCGGGATCAGATAGGACATGCCCGTCAGGAAGTCGTACAGCGGCTGCTGCTTCCCTGCGTGCGTGACGAACGAGTGAATCGGGCACTTTTCGAGCCGCTTCTGAATTTGCTTCGGCTGAACGCCGAGGATGTTTGCGAAGAAGGTCACGCCAACCGGACGCCGAAAGGCCGTGTAGTGCGGCAGGCTGTTTGAAGCTTGCTCTTGCAAGCGCCTGGCGGCTTCTTCCTTGGTCGGCCGGCCGCGCTTCGGACGCGCTATCTCGGGCTCGGATGTCGGCTCGTCGTCGCCGAGCAGGTCCGAGAGATCGCTGTCATCGGTCATTGGTCGTCCCGGTCCAACTCGTCCAGGAACGGCGCGCGCGGCACCACGCCACCATTGCCGCAAAGATCAGGATGCCAGCGGCGCCCGTGCGGGCCTTTCTCGGGAAGCCATTTACGCTTCACCTGCTCTCGCTTGGGCTGCGGCTCGGACTTCTCAGGCACCGAAAACGGCCTCCTGATACGCCTTGATCTCGCTGCTCCTCCAGACCGAAACCCTGTGCGACTTGCGCGTCTGCTTCGGAAACAGGCCGGCCTGGATGCGCCGATAGATTTCCGATCGAGATAGCCCGGTGATCGCTATCACCTGCGGCAGCCGAAGGCTTTGCTCGATTTCCATTTTCACGTCTCCATATACGGCCCCATTCATAATCACTTTTTACGTGACATACAATAGAAAACACGATAAACGTGAAAGTGCACACATGGCCTTAGTAGCGACTGATCAGAACGCAGACGCGAACGAAGCCCTTTGCAGCGATGGAGGCGACCATGAATTAGGCGGCGAAAACCGCCCTAAACAGAAAACTTTGTCGATTAGCGCCAGGTGTACATGCATCTGGCGCGCCACCATCACGGCAACACCTAAGTGGGCTGCAACTCACTGACCAGCTTTCGTAGCTACCCTCTTGCAGGAGGATGAGAAGGCCGGTGTTGCTCTGATGATGGCGTGAGGGCTATCGTGAATGAGATCGGCGGTTATCCGCCAACGAGGGTGGCGCGGTTCAATTCCGCCTCGCTGACCGAGATCAGGTGAGTAAATACGGTTCGAATCCGTTTCCTTCGAAAGAAGGTTCTTTGCCGCCGTGGAGGCGTGGGTCGGGCAGTCGGGAAAGACCGGCAAGACTTGGCCCGCCGTCAGTCATGTGAGGCGGGGTGCGAGCCCCCGGCGCCGTTCGCGGCGACATAGCAGGCGCATCAACCGGGCGGGCCAAGTCGACTTCTCCCCATCGGCGTTCCTGCCTTAAGGGCAGCAAATGCGATAGGTCTTAACTCGCCTGTGGACTCATTTTTCCCGAAATGTTGACTAGCGTCGCGTAAGTTATTGATTTCGTTGTCGATTAAAATCCCTCCTCCGCTACCACCCTCAAAGTCCAAACAATTCTCCGGCCCCTCTTGGCTTCCTGGAAGCCCAGCGTTTGTGGGATGTGAAGCCGAAAGCTGGGGAGAGCGAAAACAATTTTCCTACTCAAACTGCTCTCCGAATGTCCATCATTCTCCGAACCTGGGGAGTAGCTTCAAAAAATCCCCAGGTTTTGACACAACAATATCAATGCTTTAGCGCCTGCCTTGCTGCGGGCAGTTTTGCGTTTCGCTCGCCTGTCAAACAAGCCACAACTAGACCATCGCCAGGTCCTGGTTGCGACATCAACCTGGACCGTCAGACTGGCGCAAGCACACCTGGTTGGGAAGGAGTGGGAGGGAAGTTCAGTTGGACGGTGCCCCCTGGACCGACAAAGGGGTCCTGAAGGGTTACGTCTATCACCGGTACGCCATTGAATTTGACCTCGACCCGCCGTGGCCTCCAGGTCGTTCCATGGGGCTCCGCGACTTTTCCCGCCAAGGGATCCTGCCCTACGCGGAGATAGACGGCCGTTATATCCTCCAGTCTTAGTTGGTCGAGCGTATCGATTGAAGAAAGCGTCGTTGTCGCCGGCTCAAAGTCCGGTGCGATCTTGCGGACTAAGCTCACGCCCTGAATGTCCGGAAAGTAATAGGGGAAGTTAAGGACATATTCGCGCGTCTTCTTCGGCAGGTTCTGCTTCTGCGTTTCGACCATAAGCGAGATGTCCGGAGTTAACTTTGCTTCGGAGAGGCGGGCGGTCACGATTGTCAAAAAGATTGCGTCGATATCCAGATGGCCGATATCAGCGAGAAGGGAGCCAGGACCGCGAAGCCCAAACCTCCGTAGTATAACATCGAGGGTTTGGCTCGGCTGGATGGCGGCTCTCGCGGGACCTTGGGGGCGTGTTGCCTTGATCTTCGAGACGACGCTCAGGTGCTCCTGATACCGTCGGGTGGCAATACTGGCATAGCCGGCGGCACCCGAAGCGTTCGGATGCAGGAAAGAGGCGATGAGTGCTCGCTGTATTCGGTGGATCTCCGACTGCAGCCCGCCGACTATTTCCGCTCTCGTATTGGTGTTGCCAGGGTTGCTCTTAAACCTGGTCATGGCCGCAATGAGGGACGCAGGGCCACCGTCGGCCTTTAGATCCTTGAGCAGGTTGTCGAAGCTGGACGTAGCCCCCGCCGTTGTCCTTGCGACGGCGTACCACACCTTCTGCATATCCTTCAGCAGGTCGGCTCGCGGACACCGCTTCTCCCGATCAGCCTGTGCGGGATCGGTGGCGGGGTGTTTGTAGTCGGCGGCAACCTTCGGGTTGTTCGCGAAGGCCGAGCTGCCGCGGTCGATTGCCGAAGGAACAAACAGCACACCCGCCCCCCTAAGGGCATCATTTCGATTGGCCTCTGTAACGGCTGCCCGCATCCAGTGTTGGGCGCGGCTAGCTGCCCACACGGATCGAATCTTGCCCTCTCGAATGGCGGCCTCGACGTCTACGAAATTGAAGGCTTTGTTGATCCACCAGCCGAAGTCGTCATTCAGCTCATGCTTGAAAAAGCTGCGTATCTTGCTGACATGGGAGGAATACGAGATTGGAGCGAAGTAGCCGAAGAGCATAATAATGGCCTTCGGGCACTTCGAGCGGACTCGGGCGATGCTCTGCAGAGTTTCGGCATAGGCAATGGAAGCGATCTCACCTTCGAACCGTTGGAGAAACTGGCCAGGAAAATCGCGCGGGTTGATGACCGCATCAAAACCGATGTCGTTCGCTCCGCCGGTCAAAAGAGCCACGTCTATCTTTTTCCCAAGGTCACTTTTTACCGTTTCGACTTGCCAGGCAATGGTGGGAAACGTTGCGGGTACCTCGCCGTAGAGTTTTTCAGCGGGGGCTCTCATCATCGCCTGACCTGAAGCGGCGTCGCGACGTCTCGTCCGCGAAGAGGCCCGCAAAGGCGTCGATAAATGCCTCTCGCGGATCCTTAGTCTGGTCAGCGCTCGGACGCGCGAGCAGCTGGGCCCCGGATCGCGACCGATCAACCACAATACTCGCTGTCTTGCCGTGGTGCCTGCCCAGTGCGCTGGCGATGAGGTTCTTGAACTTCTCGGCGTTGCGCAGGCCTTGTCCCCACATCAGGGAATCTCCGAAGGCTGCGATACGCAGCGGCTCAGGTCTTGCGACCGTCTGTCCACCAGGAACTGCACCCGGATTTGGTCGAGGGATTACGGTCCGTGCCATCGCTCGCTCACCTGCATACCATCGAGTGCTGCATCCTTGAGCCGCGCGTTGGAGCGGTCAAGCAAAGGACCGCAGTCGGAGTCGCCGGGCAATTGTCTTTCAACACGCTGCTACCTCAAAACTTACGAGAATGGCGATTGGTCGAAGACTGGGACAGCGTTCTTGCACCCGCAGTATGGTTCCCGCCCGCCGATAATCGAGATTCCAAAAGAAACCCCAGTCGACATCCGGAGACCGATCGAAGCAGCGTTCGGACTGTTCTCCACTGACGCAGCGGAGGCCATGCGGGATTCCTTCTCTGCAATCTGGGGCGATAAGGGCGGAGCGGCTAACTGGCTCAGAATCAGCGTCGAACGCATTCTGGAAGCCGGCACCAGTAGTGTCAGACGAGGCGTTCCTAAGCCGCCTCTAGCCGCATGAGGTGCTCACCGATTTCCGCAACTGAAGGTAACGCCCGGAGCCGCAGTTCCTCCTGATCGGCCTGCGCTTCAAGAGCCTCTAGTGCGTCATTGATGTTGGCGCGCTGCTTCGTCGAAACCTGTGGATCGCCCTTGGGAGGCGCTTGTAGAATCATCTCGTGCTGGCGAAGGAGCATCGGGCTGTGCTCACGATCGCGCTCAACCTTCAAATCCCACAGCCGCCGCTTGATGAGGTTTACCGACCCCGCGATACTACCCGCTTGAAGCGTCCCGAAGTTGGCGACGAGGCGTGAACCCGAAAAGTCGATCACTATTTCGTGGCTGCGCCCTGCCGTGCGCCGCTTGCGACCCCCGCGGAGATCGTTGCTGAAAAACCGAGCCAGGCCTTCCCGCCGCTCCGTCACATAGCCGAGAACGAGGAGTGGCAGGCGGTCACCGCCGCTCTCGCCGGGCCCGTCCAACGCTTCATCGAGTTCCGGCCCTGCCTCGTCTGCATCCTGGGCAACCTCCCGGTAGAGCGATGACAGGGTGAGCATCCAGCTTGCGCCTATCTTCTGCAAGCTCTCGCCCTCTGCCTCGCGGCTCTCGCCAATGACGACTCCCGACGTGGCGGGCTTTGGGTCCGTCAGGGCCTGAAGTGCCCTTGTCGCGAGATCCTGCCGCAGGTGCTCCGCCGTGAGCTGAATCGCATAGACGGCGCCGTAGGCATCGTCCGAGTAGAGGCAACGCAGGCGGTCAAGTGCGTTTGCGAGTTCGAGGTGAAAACCATCGTCAGAGACAACCGCCACGCCGATGACCAGTCTTTCATAGGATCCAGCGATAGGCTCAAGCAGCACCGGCGCCCAGCGAGCGCGGACGCTGCGCTTGAAGGCAGGGAAAGCTGCCGTGTTGAGTCTTTGATCCGTCATACCAGTGTTGGAACTCCTAGCGCGCGGTTGGCATGAACGGGTACCTTATCCGTCCGCTCTCTCAGAAACTTCTCGACGGCAACGACATAGGCTGAAGGCAGTATTGCCTCGATGCGGCTCCTACGCCGGGACTCGGCCACGTCGATGGACGCGATGACCTCCGAGAACTTCGCTGCCTCCGAAGACCGCTTTCGCTTTTGATCGAGCGTGAAGTGGCCCGTCAGCCATTCGGACAAGCGGTTGCGATAATCGGCGTCAGGGTCGAGGTCGCTCGGTTCCCATGCTGGTCCTGAGAAGCAATGGCCGTGGTCGATCAGCCACATCTCCTTCTTGCCGCCGAACAATAGGTTGCCAGGATGGCGGTCAATATTCGCTATCCACGCATCGAAGGCGTAGAGATGGCCGAGGTCGCCCCATTCCAGTATGTCGCGGAGAAGCTGCTGTTGCTCGTCGACGCTCGCCCCGGTCGCGCGGAATGTGATGTTGGGCACCTTCACTTCCACGCTCGCGAACACGAGCCGGTTACCATCCTGCAGTTGTGGCGCTTTCGCCACCGGCAGATCGGAGCCACGAACGAGGGCGAGATAGACGTCTGGCGTCGGAAGGCTTGCCGCACGGGCGAGGACGGAAGTCAGCACCTCGTTCGATAGCTGCTTCTGATCGAGGTCTTTGAGGATGGCACCTCTGACCGTCCCATCGGCGAGCAGCACCTGTCCACGGAACGTGTCGTTGACATTCCCTTCCTTGAACCCCTTTGCGCCCGGAAGCACAGTTGCCAGTTGGATTTCGGACATGCACTCGGCTCTAACCCATCGGCCGGCAAGCTATTTGCAATGACGCCCGGTGTCGAGTGCTCTGCAAGCGAACGTGCGATGGGCCTGAACGTCGGCTTTGTAGACGCCGTTTCCCGTCGGGAATGGCCGCTTTCGGTCAAAACCCGGACTACAGCATTAGCCGCTACCGGGCCGTTGGCGCTCCCACTCCACGGCAAACCCGCGCACCAGCGGCTGCAATTGCATCGTCGGAGGCTGGCGACCATCGAGGATCGCTTCAATTAGGTCAGGCGCTAGCAGCGTAAGTCGCAGCATATGACCGACAAACGATCGATCGAGTCCTTTGGCGGCGGCAAGTTCGGAGACCGTAGCAAACCTACAAACATCCAATTGATGCTTCCAATCAAATGCCTGCACTATGCGACCGTACTGACCGGCGCCTACTATGCTGCCTCACTGACGGCCGCCCGTTCTGAAGGCCGCATCGGCAAGGTGGCTCGGGACCCCCTCCTCCCGATCAAGGCTTTCTGGGACATCGGCGTCCGGGATGCGACTGCTATCTGGATCGTGCAGTATGTCGGGCGCGAGATCCGAGTGCTCGACTACTACGAGGCAGTGCGGCAACCGTTGGCCACGCACCTGGAGTGGCTCCGATCGAAGGGCTATGGAAGTGCCGAATGTTTCCTGCCGCACGACGCTTCGCAAGAGGACGCGCTCACTGCCATCCGCTTCGAGGATCATATCCGCTCTGCAGGCTTTGACGTCACCACGGTGCCCAACCAGGGCAAGGGGGCGGCACTGAAGCGCGTCGAGGCAACCCGCCGTCTCTTCCCGGCATTCTGGTTCAACGAGCCCACCTGCTCGCCCGGGCTCGATGCTCTGGGCTGGTATCACGAGAAGTACGACGAAGCGCGCAACATCGGCCTCGGCCCCGAGCACGATTGGTCGAGCCACGGCGCCGACGCCTTCGGGCTGATCAGCGTGTCTTACGAGGAGCCGCGGAAGCCGCTCGCATACGAGCATCGTGATTTAAGCTGGGTCGTGTGATTGATCTGAACGGCGGTCGCTAGTGCGGCCAAAAGCACCAAGCCCTGAAGAGGGGAATCCTGGCCTAGACGGCGCGCGTCGTATCGGCTTGAGCGGCGTGGCCCGCATGTTAATTGGCTTCGTTTCCATCGTGACAAATCATGAAGGCGTCGGTGTCGATAACCGCGTCGGGCTCGGGGTGGAGGACCATCTTGTAGCGCGTATAGCGGTCTTGTAGCCCAAAGACATCTTTGTAGGTGATCTCTCCGATCACATACAGCTTGACCAAGTTATCTACGAGCATTTCGCGCGAGCTAAAACCGGTGTCGAACGAGACATGGGAAGAGGTGGATGAATCTTGGCTTGGCCCAAGGTCGTACCCTCGCTCATCGGAAACCTTTCGTTTGCCTCCTTTGGCTTCCCCCATGATCACGAAACTTACGGAAAGGTGATTGATGACGTTCCGGGCTGGAGTTTGCCCGAAGTTCTTATAATTGACGGTTATCGTTGGGGCAAAATCGTCGTTAGCGTGTTCGAGCTTTACGCTCGTAACATGAATGTAAGCTCGCAGTTGGCGTTCGGCGGTTTCCCGGGAGATGGAATTGGATTCTCTGGAAACTGCGAGCGTCCAGATAATTGCGCCAGCACCTACGAGCCCCAGTATTATCGAGACCTCGGTGAGAAACACCATGACTTGCGCAGCGTCCGCTGCGCTCTTTTGCGCCCGGCGGTCCTGCTCTTCATAATATTTGGAATCGTCTGGATTTTCGCGAGCTTCAAGCTTGCGGATATCGTCGCCGGTTGCCTGCCCAAAAGGCACGACATAGCCGTGGTCTTGCTCACTCTTTTTCAGATTGCCTTGCTGCTGTTCGGTGGAGCCGTATGGGTAATTGGTAGCTAGGTACCCATTCATGAACGCAAGCGAAGTCATAAAGACGAGCGCGAGGCCAAGTCCCGCTATTAGTCCAAGTGCAAGGTAGGAGAACCAATCGCCTTTAGGCATTGAACAAGAAACGCCGCCGTTGCCCCTAGAGAGCTTATTCCGCACGTTCAGTTCCTCCTCGTCAACGCCCATGGCATTCAGCCTTTCGACGAGTTGGGCGTAGGTCGCGCCCGTTCTCTTCAATCCAGCTGTCAGGAGGTTTTGCGCTACTTCCCATGTGACCGTTTAATCGGCAAGCCGACATAACAAGGGCCCCCCAACCAACGGCACGAGCACGGGTCATTTATCCGGCAATATCAACTGTGTAGTTGCTATGTGGCAGCTTGTGAGCACACTGCAAACGGTGGTTTGCAGTCTGAACACCAGCGGAGTTCCGGCGATGTCGAGCGCGGTTGCCTATTATCGCGTGTCAACGCAGCGACAGGGTCGTTCGGGTCTAGGTATCGAATCACAACGCGTAGCCATTGCTCGCTTCGCCGAAGCTGAACGCATTCGAATCATCCAGGAGTTTACCGAGGTCGAGACTGGCAAAGGTTCAGACGCTCTCGATCGACGCCCGCAGCTTGCAGCCGCCCTGTCCCAGGCACGCCAAGCAAAGTGCCCGGTCATCGTTGCCAAGCTCGACCGCCTGTCGCGCGACGTCGCATTCATCGCCGGCTTGATGGTTCAGCGCGTGCCGTTCATTGTTGCCGAACTCGGGGCTGACGCCGATCCTTTCATGCTACATCTCTATGCGGCGCTCGCCGAGAAAGAGCGGCGGCTGATCTCGGAACGCACCAAGGCCGCCCTCGCCTCTCGCAAGTCCATAGGCACCAGGCTTGGCAATCCGACGAATGCTGCCGAAGCTGCGGCCAAGGGGCGGCTGGTCTCGGTGGAGGGCGCGGATCGCTTCGCGCAGACTGTCCTACCAATCATCGGGTCCATTCAGCGCTCAGGCGTGACTAGCCTGCGCGGCATGGCAGTCGCTCTAAACAACCGAGGCGTTCGGACGGCCCGGGGCGGGCAGTGGCAGGTTTCGAACGTGCGCAACCTCCTTCGTCGATCAACGACTGATGAGGGGTGTTTTAATAGGCGGGAAATTGCCGCTACCATCGGGTAGTCCGGCCTCAGAGCCCGTCGTGGGGTTAGCGAGAAATCACCTTGCTCGACTTCCCGGTAGACGATCTTCAAAAGTTGGCAACTGCTTCCATGGCTACTATGGCGGCGCTCGATCGCTTCATTAAGCGGAGCGCAAGCGACGAAGGGCGAGGAACATGAAATGATTGCGTTGTTCGATAGCGATTGCAGCCTTGTCGCTTGGCTTCACGATAGTGGCAACATTTTCGACACGGGCTTGGAATTCGTCGCCTTTGTACGAGGCGGGAACGTATTTAGCGCTTCCAATCTGAGTTGGCTGGGCCCGATCGACTATACGACGCTGATGGATCGAGCTGGGCGACCTGTCACATTCGGAAGCGGCCATGCCCCAATGAGCCGGCCCGATCCATTGCAGCCCCTGAACCCGTTGAAACCCCTGAGGCCGCTGCGACCCCTGAAGCCTCTCACTCCACTCAATCCAATGACGCCACACGTGCCCCTAGGGGGCTGGTCGACTTTAAGTTTCGCGGAATATCTTGGCTCCGCCGGCCCGCCTCCGTGA